CCTGCAGCCGGTGCGGATGTCCGCCGATCACCGCGTCTGCGCCTGCCTCCGCATATAGCTCCGCCAGAAGACGCTGGGATTTTTCTTCGTGCAGACTGCCTTCCGTTCCCCAGTGCACTTCCACAATCACATAATCACTTGTGGCGTCCGCTTCCCGGATCACCTCCAGAAATGCGGCAGGATTCAAGGTCTTTAATACTCCCGGTTCCGTCTCCGTCGCCTCTTTTGTATACTTGGTCGCCCGCTTAATCTGTGTGGCGGAAACAATGGCAATCTTTCTGCCTCCGATCACAAAAGAGAGGATCTTGGATGCCTCTTTTCGATTCTCGCCCGCCCCCGTATAAGGGATGTCCGCTTTCCGCAGACAATCTAAGGTCGACAGCAGTCCTTCTTCCCCGTAATCATACACATGATTGTTGGCAAGCGTCACAGCATCCGTTCCAAAAACAGAGAGGAGTTCTACATCCTCCGGATCTGCCCGAAAGGTATATGCCTTCCCGGGAACCGCCTCCACGCTCCCGCTCTCTGCGTAGGTGAACTCATTGTTCATCACCATCACATCCACGTTCTGCATCTCCGAGAGCAGATCCTCCGAAAAGCAGTCATAGATGCCATTCGTCTGCCGGTTCATATACTCCATCGTATACCAGTCGTCGGCAAAATTGATGTCACCCGCAAAGCCGAGCACGATCTTTCCATCCTCTCCGGCCTCTTTCCAGTATACATTTTGCAGCCGGTACTGCTGAAAACCACTGTCCCTGCAATACATCAACCACAGTACATGGATGGAGCTGCCGGTAATGTCATACCAGACTTCCGGATCCTCCGTTCCATCCAGAACGGCACTCGCGATCCGCACTACCTTCTCATCTCCGTATCTGGCAGCCAGCCACATCAAAAACGAATCATCGACTGCATATCCTGCGATAAATTTCTTCGTCGCACCTTGTAATATCACTGCAAATGCGTCTGTCAGGTCCATTCTCTGTGTTGCGCTCTCTGTCATCTGCGTACGTTTTGTATCTCCGGCATTCCAGGTCTTCTGTTGTGCCGGAATATTCTGTCCTCCTGCAAAAATATCTCCCAGAAGTACAGCCACCACGGTTACTACAAGTGCATTTCTTTTTCCCTTGCACTTTTTGGGCATACATTTTCTCCGCTGTCACTCAAAATTCTCTTATATTACCACTTACAAATTTTCACGAAAACCCGTCTCTCTCCGCCTGTTACCGCAGAGAGAAGCGGGTCCCCGTTCCAGGATCGTACCGCTCCGCAGCGATCCTGATTCCCTGTAATTTTAAACTATTACTTATAGTTTACAATCTTTCATACTTAACTGTTAGAACCGCTTATTTTGTGGGTTTTATATTATTTATTGTCAAAAGTGATATTTGAAAGTGATATTTAATACATTATCAAAACTGTCAAAACACTATATTATAACTTCCTTTCCTTTCATGTCTTTAATAAAATCTTCTTGCGAATTTTTAGACACATAGTATTCTTTGCCTATTTTATTACCATACCCCATTTGATACATTACTTTTAATATCTTTAGCGCTTTATCATTTTCACAATGAAACAATTTCATAATATCACGTTTTGTCAATATAGATGCTCCATTGTATTCAAACAATTTTTTATATGTATCAATAGTTGTATCTTTTCTGAAACATTCTTCAATAAGTTGTTCCTTCGTCATTGTATCATAATTATTATTCAATTTAAACTCCTTTTTAATTTTTTCCAGTAGAACCTATGCCTCCACGACTTACTTCGTCCAAATGATCTACTTCTTCGAATTGAATTTCAGGTTGAATCTTCTGGATTTCAAACTGGCAAATTCTATCATTTTTATGAATTACAGTGTCTCTAAGTGCAATCGCTGGAAATCTCCATTCGTCATTGTCTCCACTATATGAGTTATCAATTTGACCTACAGAATTTGCTAAAATAATACCAAAGTTTTTATAGGTACTACTACGAGGATATACGTTTGCTTTGTATCCTTTTGGCAATTTCATCCCAACACCAAGACGAATCAGCTTAAAATCTCCTGCCTTCATTTTCACTGTTTCTGCCGCTCGAAGATCAATCAGATCACCATTACTAATTTTCTCTAGTTTATCAATTTCATTATCAAAATATTTAATTTTAATTGTTTCCATGTTATAAATTCTCCTTTAAAAATTTTATATACTTATCCCATTCGCCAATCGAATAGATATATTCCTTGCCCTTTAAACCTTTTAATTTCATATCTGTTTTTATATTCTCAATTGGATTCTTTTTTGTTGCCAATGTTTTGATAAAATCATTGGTAATTATTCCTACACTTAATCGCTTGTTTTCTGGTGTATTTACTAATATATTCTTGTAAGACTGCAATTCTTCGTCTGGTATTTTATAGTTCTTATTTCGTGGCAAATTCTTTGATGAAAATGGGCTTATACCAGAACCGTTTGTCTTTGGTTTTAGTAACGGGATAATTTTATCAGAATCGACATATTTGAATTTGAAGAGAATTTCTGAATCAGTTTCTTCTATATCAAAGATGATTGATGGGTCTATTTCATTAATCGCTTTTAATATGTTATGACCTCTTCCGAGTGAAGGTATATATGCTTGTAAAACATCTCTGCCATAATGAAATATTTTGTTTCCATGTTGACAGTCAATGTAACAATCTACATCTTCTAGGTTGCCATTTAATTTTCTTATAAAATCATTTGTCCATTGGTTGTATGGGACTTTAATACGGTAAGTTCCTTTAAATTTATCTATTAAATAACTCGTTATGTATCACCTCTTCCTTATTCCCAATCAATCATTTGACCGCAACTCGGGCAATAAGTAGGACTAGCATTTTTAAAACATCTTGGGCATGATGGACAAATCATTGCGTTTCCCATTATTCTCGGTCGCTTCGCCGTCTGTTTCTCCACTGCCGTCTGGCACTCTTCTAAAGTTCCAACCTTACGATATTGCCGCCAGTCGCTTAACGCTTCAGCAAAATCTTTCTTCATCTCCTGCAATTCTTCCAGCGTGCCGATTGCGCGGTACCGCTGTACTTCCTCCAGTGCCTTGATCGCCATTTCCAGATCTTCCATTCCGCCTTCCCCGGCTACCTGCTCCACCGTATGCATCTGGTACTTGATTCTTTCGATTGCTTTATTCTCTGTCATAGCTGCTTCTCCTTTTAATCACAATATAAAACCATTTTGTTCTGAGCAAGAGATTGGTTTAACCATATTTAAAAGTCCACCCATTATGGGTTTTGGCTTCTCCTCTTAAAATTCTAGTTATATATTGTGTTTTAATATTTAATTTATTTGCTAATTCATTAACTGGACAATCAGTTTCTAAAACATAATCACCTTTTTGCGATATAATTTTTATATTGGGAGATTTCTTGCGTGTAACAATTGCACGATTAATGTGCTTAGAAATAAATTGACAAGTTTCAAGACTATATATTTTGTTATTAATAGGTACATGGGACTGTTTTACATCTTTATCTAAGTCTAATTCTTTATTATGAAATTTTCTATCATCATATCCATCAATTTTCTTTATATCTTCCATAAAATTAGCGAAACATTTCCATCTGTCACATACTGTTACACCTTTTGCCCCATAATTTTTATAATCTCGCCTTTTAGGATTATAGCATCTTCCTATTAATCCCTTCCACAATGTATATTCTTGACTTCTATTAGGAGTATTACATTCACCAAGGTACCCAATACCACATACAGATGGCTCATATGGATCTTTTATATATCCTCCTGCCAATGTTGCAGAGTTGGTTTTTAAAATATATTGTGTATTTAAAAACTTAATAGTTATAATACTATCTTGATAATTTATAACCTCATATTTCAATCCTGATTTTGTTGTTCCTATGTATCCTTGAATATATTTTTTATCTATATGTCACTCCTCCTTTATTTTTACATACAGACCACAATGACATTCTCCTTCTTCTTGCTCACGAAATTCTCTACACATACATTTTGTATCAGGTGTCTTTTGTAGTCTACATGGACAGTAACCTTCATTGTCTTTAAGTTTCTGTCTGATTTCATTTACTAATTCTTTGTCTTCATTTACTTTAATCATTGCTAATCCTTTCCGCATACTGGTTATTACTGGCAAGATACACTCCTAATACATCATCATAATGTTTCTCTTGATTAGGAATATATCTACCGAATTTGACAATAATATTCGGATATATTGAAAACTCTTTAACATATTCAATCACTTCATCTTTGTTATACCCTGTGTAGATAATAATATCATCATTATTATATTCTCTTAATTTCTGTACAAATTCCTTTAAATCGTTCCATGAATCAAATGGCTCAAGTCCTTGCATAACTACAGCTTCTGTTATTGGATTATTGATATATTTATTTACAAGATCATCTATTGAAATTTCAATGATAGGTGTTTTTGCTAAAGAACTGTTTTGACAATAATCCTTACCACACTTAAAAGTGCAGTAAGGAAAAATAATTGTCATAGAAGCCTTCTTGTAATTCACGAAATCTTCAGTTATTAAACCTTTGATTTTCATTAAATCTCCTCTGCTTCAGCGTTGATGTCTCCCCATTTTCTCATTTCAAACTCAGCTTTACGCTCTTTTGAGTATGTCTTAACTGGTGTATAGAAACCAACAATTCTGGTAAATTCAGTATCTACAGGCTCTCCACATATAGGACATTTTGTGCCATAGAATGCATGATTATGTTTACATGCTTGAATCTTTGTATTAAATGCAAAGTATGTTACACCCTGATCTGCAATATAATTTGTCATCTTCCATGCTTTTTCAAATGAATCAAAAGGAGCATCAATATTATAATGAAGGATTGATCCGCCAGAACAATATCCATCAAACTCGGATGCGATTCTTACACGTTCCTGTCCAGTTGTCTTAATTCCAAGAGGAATAAACTGATTACCATAAAGAGGTAAATCATAGATATTGGCTTTAGGATAAAAGAATTTGTCTTTTCTCATAAGTTTGGCTGCTGCTGTTTCGCCAGGAATTTGTTCTGTATTAATCTGATAATCGCAATCATATTCTTTAATGAAATTATCAGCAGTTTTTCTCATTGTCTCAAAAATTTTCTTGCCAAAAGCAGAAGCCTTATCTGTATAATATGTATTTCCAAATTCGTCTACTTTGGTATAACCAAATTTCTTCATTGTTTCATAAATACCTATAAAACCAATTGTGTTATAAAGGTGTGGGAAATCAACAAGACCATAAGAAAAGTTAGGCAATAAACCTTTTTCTACATTACGTTTAATGATATGGCGAACACAATCAAGTGCTTTTAAATTAACAGTTACTCTTTTTGTTAATTCACTAAGATATTCTTCTTCTGAATTAGTATCTAATGCAATTCTTGCTAAATTTACAGTAGATACTTTAATAGAACCAACTTTTAGTGCAGTACCACCAACACTATTAAAGTATCCAAGATCTTTGATGTTACTCTTTAAACGACAACAGTTGCTAAGAGAATTTACAGATGAGTCACAGAAAATATTACTATCCGACCATTCCATATTGTGTGCAATAGCCCATGTTGCAAAATCTTCATCTACAAATTTACCATTCTGTCGAAGTAAACTGATTGTTGATACGGGAAATGTGAACATATTTTTATGTCTAATTTTTGCCATCACTTCCATATACCATTTCTGAAATTCAATAATTTCCTCCTCATAGTCAATCATAAACGTTCCATCTGGGAATTCCGTTCCACCAAAAAGAGCCTCAAAATATGGTCTATCAAAGACTGATGTATTAGTAAAAGCTGACTGTGAACCATCTCTTAAAAAAGGCTGATTAACAGCATATATAAATCTTTGAAACTGTTGTTTTGCATAATATTCCTTGCTTCTTACATAATAGTCATCATCAATATCTTTTTTCCAAAAATAAAACATATATGGAATAAGATTAGGAAGCCCAACAGCACCAGAACTTCTATTGCAAGCATAACTAATATATTCTTTTACAAAATCTACAAATGTGCTAAGATGCTTTGCGGGTTCTGCATTACGCCCTTCAATAAAATAAAGTCCCTTCTCTGCCAAATCTTTTAAATCGTAGGCGAAACAATAATGTTTGAATGATGTAGTATTAGCATCATGCATATATAACTGCCCAATCCATTCTGCTCTAAGCCATTCGTTCGCTGCCTGAAAACCATATTTTTTCTGAATCTCATAATAAATTTTATTAAACGCAAGTAATTTTTCGTGTGGTTTTGGCATTTCTTTTTCAAGAGTTACAATATCCTTGTGAGACACATTACTATTGCCATCAATACTGGCATCTGCAACGGTCTTCTGATCCACAAAGTTGTCAATAAAGTCTGTATAGCTTAACTGTCCATCATCAAAACCATTAATTTTTGCAATATCTGTTCCAAATTCATCCTGTAATTTGTTATATTGTGTTGTGAAATTTTTATTTAATTTAATGTTAATATTCAAATTCTTTCCTCCTACTGTGCATTAATCCAAGTGTTCGCTACTACAAAATTCATAATTTCTCCATTAACTTCTAGCATTGGAGTTGTTTCAAAACCTTTTGAAATCATTAAATCCGTGTCAGTATTTTCAATATATTCTATATTTTTTGATTTTAATTTTTTCTCCAATACCATGCATTTTGGACAATGTGTTGTATATAAAATTACACTCATTTTATCTCCTTTCTCGATTCCACAAGAAATCAACCTTTCTTAATCTTCACTAGAATTATTTTCTTTACTAATAGTGCAAATTGCCACTAAACCCATCCCAATAATTCCACCAACAAATATCCCACCTAAAAATGTTAAAATCATGCTCTCACCTCACATATCTTTAATCTTAATCTTCATGATTTCCAAATCTTTGTATTTACTAGAGTCATATTTCGTATGATCCTTCATAATCATATGAGTCTGCTCATTACAAATTAGTTCGATCAATAATTTTCTTTCGTGTTTTGTGAAATTTCCTCCGTCTTATCAAAGTTACTCATACTTTTACCTCACAATATTCCCACTTAGTTCGTCACATACCAATGTTTTATGCATAACTCCGTCATCAACATTTGCATGGGTTTTAATATTTTTAATAGTTCTAATACTATATTCTCTGTCACCTACAGTCACAGTCAGGAATTCATCTGTCTTTGATAGTAATTCCATTGCTACACCATGACTTGTACACATATTACTAAAAAATATTTTTCTCACCTCCCCTTATCTCATATAAAAATCCTTTATATATTCGCACATATCCATTACACATGGTTCAACTCTTGTAATACAACATTTTAACCATGAGTGAAGCGTTTTATAATCGCCGTTTTCATCATAGGCAATGACTGGAATATCAGATTTCCATGCTTCATAAATTTCAATCGCAGAACCAATACTACTATTCAAACCGTTCGTATTAACTACAACAATATCACTGCTATGTACTAAACCCAGATCAAACTTCATAACTTCTTGTTCGTTCTGGTGTCGCTGTTCATCAAAATTAAAATAATCACAAGGAGAAATCACATTTACCTTATACTTTGCTGCATCTGAGTATCTATCTAATTCTGTACTCACGAATTTTCTCCATTTGGTCATTTCATTTTTGTTTAATCCTCCCATTTTACCAGCCAGGTAAATAGTTAATCCATTTTCTCTCATGTACCTATCGCCTTTCTGTATTGTTCTACTACTGACTCAGCCACATTATCTATGTTCATTTCGTCATTGTTATATACTATTTTATTTGCCAGAATTTCAGCATCTTTAAAATCATTTAAATCTCTCTGAATGCGCTCATTTGCTTTATCGTTTTTGTCATTGCGAACTTTTAAGCGTTTCTTAATAGTTGACAAATTTGCATACAGATAAACAACAGTTGCTTTAACGCCATTCTTTTTAATGTCTCTTACACCATCTGGCGTTAAAATAATTACAGTATTGTCATCTGCATTTTCTAAATCTTCTTTTGCAGAGCCATAGTACCAAATCTCATTGTTTACAATGTATTGTTTCCATTCAGCAAAGAAGCCCTCTTTAATTTTCTGTTTGAAATCTTCCACTGTGATGTAATGGTATGTTACATCAGGAATCTCACCTGCTCTTGGCTTTCTGGTTGTGTAAGTCACAACAGAATGAAAGTCATACTTTTTTACCAAAATCTGCGCAACTTCTGTCTTTCCACTAGCAGATTTACCCATCAAAACGAGCATTTCAACTTTCCTTCATATCTTCAGAGATAAAGTTCACTAATCTCCCATCATTGATTACCGCATTCAATCCTCTATACTTGTGCGCCTCTAAACAATCAACCAATGTAACATTGTCCAATTCAATAATTCTACTGTAATCCATTTGTGTTCTCCTTTATTTCATATTTCTTGCAGATTTCTCCAAACTTGCTAATCAGTTCTTCATCTTCGGTGTTAATTCTAATTAGAACAGGATGAATTGAAATCGTGATCAAACCAAGATAAGATTTTGCATCTACGATTTGTCTTTGGTAAATTGCATCAACATCACATAAAATCTGAGTTGAAATCTCTTTAACAAAATTATTTAAATCTGTAAGACTATCTAAATTAAGTAAATATTCTTTCTTCATGCTTATACATTCTCCTCATTATTTATAAAAGCTATGACCTACACCGTCAGTAAAAATATGTTCCTTATTTCTATCAGCCCACGAGTTCCCATTTGTTGAATCAAAATATAATGCTCCGTTTGTTGTATCTCCAATCTGAAATGCATACTCGCAAGCTAAAATTGTTGTGTCTGTGACTTCTACATTTCTATATGCACCGCTTATGTAACTTGAAAATTGCGGATATTCAGTAAGCACATCTGTTAGTGTCATTGGAAAATCTTCATGTTCAATGCGATTAAAAATAACACTCGCTACATTGACTTTTTCATCAAAATTTTCATCGCCACGAACTTCTGTCTCTACAATTCTAAAGAGCAGTTCCAATTCATCTTGATTGAAATAATCATAAATTGTTTCATCCTTATCAATCCAATCGCTATATTCTTCTTGAATTGCTTTATAGTTTTTGAACCAATCTTCTTTGTTTGATTTATCAAGAGTGTTTAGTTTTAGCAGTGCTTCATCAATTTTGTCGAGCTGATATTTGGAAATTATATTAGCTTGGTCTTCTGTCATAAATTCTTTCATTACTGTGTACATATCTTTTGTAACGCCAGATACTAAATTACATTTTTCATAACTATCCTCTTGTCCCCAAACGGGGACGGCAGGTAAAAATACGGCAAGTAGACATGCCAAAATTGCTATATGTTTCTTCATTTATCCTCCTTATATCGAACTGTTATATTGGATTTTGTTTGAATTGTTACATAGATATATTCTCTATTTGAAAACAAAGACTAATGAATCATTGCTAAGAATTGCTCTTCTGAAATGATAGGAATATTCAAAGATTTCGCTTTTTGATTCTTAGATGATGTGGAATTTATATCGTTATTAATGAGATATGATGTTTTAGAACTTACAGATCCGACAACTGTGCCGCCATGAGCAACTATATCGGCTTTTAATTCATCACGGTTTTTATAATGATTGACTGAACCAGTTACAACAAATGTTTTACCTTGTAATGTTTTTGGAATTTCATCTAAGACGATTTTAGATTTTTTAAATGTAAACTCGTTTGATAACTGAAGTATGTCTGAATAATAATTTTTCCAATAAGTATTTAAAGAATTTATTAATGCGTCCCCAACACCAGGCAAATGTCTAAAGTATTCTGCACCTTTAATTGTCATTTCATCAATAAATGTATCAAAGTCATAATCAACAGAATCTGCAATCATCATACTTGCTGATTTGCCGAGTAATGGAATTGATAGACTGTAAAGGAAACGCTGAAGATTTGTATTGCGAGATTTCTCAATAGATACGAGAAGTTTTTCAACTGACTTCTTACCAAATCCATCCAATGTTTTCATTTCATTTTCGTGGTCTGATAAGTAATAAATATCCTTAATGGAATTCAACCAACCAAGATTGATGAATTTCTCTATTGTAGATTCTGAAAGATTTTCAATATCCAATGCATTCCGACTTGCCGCATGAACAAGTCTACCTAAAAGTTTACCTTTACAATCTGGATTTTCGCACATAAGAACTTCTGAATCATTTTCTTTAATAATTCTTGTAGGTTGACCGCATATAGGGCATTTGTCAGGAATGTTAAAATTACCACTCTTATCAATACTATCATGTACTTTAGGAATAACCATATTTGAACGATAAACCCTAATTCTATCTCCAATACCAAGCATCATATCTTTAATATATGTAATGTTGTGAAGTGTTGCTCTTGTCGTAATTGCTCCATTCAAGTCTACTGGCTCGAAGATTGCCACAGGATTAATTAAACCTGTCTTTGAAGTATTCCATTCAATATCTGTAAGCACAGTTTCAAATAATTCATCTTCATATTTATATGCCATTGAATGTCGGAAGAATTTATCCGTTCTTCCCATAGATTCTGCGATTTTATAATCATCAACCGCCATAACAGCTCCATCATAAGGGATATTATCTTCGTAAGCATATGTTCGAATATCGTCAAGAATATTTTCTAATTCTTCTTTTGACCATGTATATTCTTTTGATAATTTCACAAAAGGAATAACTTCAAATCCAATTTCTTTTGCTTGGCATAAATCTCTACTAGGAGTTTTATGTTCAAAACCTTTAATAACTCTCCAAGCAACAAATCTCATATTTCTGTTTGCAGCCTCTTTGCTATCAAGTAATTGTAGCGAACCAGACACAAGATTTCTCGGATGTTTATACTTCTTATCTTCTGAAAGTTTATCATTAATCTCTCTGAAGGTGTTCCACCCAATAATTGTTTCGCCATCAATAATAAGTTCGTCCTTATATGGAATTTCCTTTGGTACGTTCTTCATTGTTAATACATTCTGAAGGCATTCAGTACCTCTTACCCCATTGCCCCTAGTTTCTGCACCGATTAACTTACCATTAATATAATGAAGAGATGTGGTTAAGCCATCAGCTTTAACAGATAAGAAGCAATCCTTATTTTTAATAAACTCAATTAACTCATCTACTGATTTTGTTTTATCAAGTGAAAGCATTGGATGATTGTGCTCTACTTCTTTTAATTCGTCTGCAACTGAATAACCAACATTATGAGTAGGACTATCTGCTAATACAATTTCCGTAGTATACTCAAGTGTCGCTAACTCATCGTACAGTTTATCCCATTCGTAATCTGACATAATTGGAGACTGATTATAGTACGCATTAGATGCATTATTAAGTGTATTAATAAGCTCTTTCATTCGTTCAATTTTTTTCACGTTGTTATTACTTCCTCTCTGCAAAACTCTTTTAAATATGTAAGCATTTCATCTTCTTCTGGAAAGAACGGATCACGTTTCTTTTCATTCTGTACCCAACTTAAAAAGTTCATCCAAAATTGTCCTACTCTCCAATCAGGCATATATGTCATGTGTAATCGGGTTACTTCGTTGTAAAAGTTATATAATCTATTTGGATCTCTCGTATTAATCACCTCCTAAGAAATGAACATTTAGTTTTGAATTGACAAAACATAATCCCTTGTAATTTCTTTATGGAATTCTGTAATCTGTTTCATAACCTGTTCTGCCCACTCTTTTACCTCTGGATTAGCACCACCATCAGCATAACGCTCTCTAAATACATGTCCCCATTCACAAAGATTAATCTTCGAGATAAAATTACTAGGAATACCTAACATATAAAGACCACGTTTTACATCCTTGTTGTTCTCATATTCTTTTAAAACATATCCATTAGTCGATTTTACATACGTTTTACCGTTGTGATCAATCTCGTTTGGTAATTCAAACCCAAGAATTTTGCAAGCCTGTCCATCTGTTAAAACCTTATCTTTGTAATAATCAGACATTTCCCCTTCATCAAATGTTGCCAACCTTGTACTATTTCTGATAATTCGATTATCAAATCTTCTTGCGTGTGCATCAACGTCATCTTGTCCAGCTCTATGTAATCCTTCTGTCATAATCGTAATATCAAGATACCTAAGAACTGTAACATGTCTTTTGCCCATACGAAGAAGCATAGATAGCCATTTACAGAACTGCTTATAACTTTCTATTTCTTGATTTTCATACAATTTTCCATTAGCATCTACAACCTTGCTACACACTGTTTTAATTTCTTCATTCAATTCAGGCGTCCAAGTTCTTTTGCTCATAAACATAGATACAAATGCTTCATAAAATCCTGTAATACTTGTTACTGTTGCCTTCAAAATATCAATCCTCCTATTTTTTAATCTAATGAAAGTCCAATTTACTTTGAATTTTCATCTTCATTTTCGCCTAATTTATCAAGTAGTCTGTGTGTCATACTACATAATCCATCAATAAAACTAGAATATTTGAAACTTTCACTGTCACCTGAGTATTTTGTTGATTCATAAACCCCATCAAAAAACTCTTCGTACAACATTTCTTTACTAATAGATTTACTCATTTTATTCTGCTCCTTTTTTATTTCTTTTAACGACCAAATATAATCAACAAAACTGTTCCAGTTCATCATTATTTGGTCGTAAATATCAATCTTAATATCATCTGCTCGTCCAGTCCAAGGTGATAAAATTATTTCATATTCACATTTAGACCACATATAATACATAAGATATTTTTTTAAACTGTCTGCAAATTCATCTTTTGACAAATTTTCTTGTAATAACTTATTAACTTTTTCTGTAAAAGTACCATGATTAAATACATTCCATTTAATAATTTTCTGTGCATTTGAGTCATGATAATAAACGTACCATTCGATATCAATCACCTCCTGATTATTTATTCTCTTTTTTCTCGTGAAATAATGAGCGAATTGCTCTAAGATATGCGAAACATATTATATCATAGCTAAATTATTTAGTTACATTTGTGAATATTCCCCATTAATAATTTTTTGCAAGCGTTCTAACTGGCACTTATACCACTCATTTTTTCCGTCTGTTCCTTGTTTGTTAATAAAATCAATTTCTTCTTCTGCATACTTTTTTGCATCTTCTACAATGTGTTTCCATGTCTTGTTGTATGTAATAACATTTACTCCATATTCACATATAGGAAGGCTACTAGCCCATTTGTGTGCAATTTCAAATGCTTTGTTTTCATTTCTTGTATATTTACAATTTCCCCACATTTCAACAACTCTAGTAGGAACAAGTTTCCCTCTCTTATTCATATCAGTACACCAGTCACCGTCAATTACTGACCATGTTACATTATCAATAGCACAAAGATGTGCCACTCTGTACTGATCTTTTGTCTTTAAAATATAAATTCCGTTATCTGCGCTCATTTTATTCTCCTTCTTTAAATCGCAAGAAAGTTTAGTTTACTGTGATTCTACCAATTAAAGTATTGTCTATTTCTACATACTGGACATTTGATATTGTAACTACCAAGACCATCATGCATTACACCCATTTGACCAGTTACATCACATTCGCTTTTCTCAAACTCAAATATCGAGCCGCATTTATTGCAGGTTAATCTTTTAGTTGATGTTATTGGTTCGTGTCGCTCTATAATATTCATGCCTTATCCTCCTCTAATATTCATTATCCCATCTGATGCTACAATCACATTTACATTTAGACTGTTGCATTTGTATCATGTTTTTACATTTAGGACATCTTGCCGATACCCCTATACTACCTAAAAATGGTATTGTTTCTATAATTGGTTTATACCTTAAATGCCTATTCCTATTCATTATTCTCTCAACCTTTCATATGAAATAATGGATTCCTGTTACTATATTATTCTCCTTTTAAAATCTCTTTTGGGCAGTAAATAATCTTCTTACCTGCTTTCTGTGCTTTACAAATTGTTGACCAAACACCACCAGATTTATTACCATCCCAAATTGCAAAAAGTACATCACAATGATCAACCATATATTGATCTCTCACATTGTCACAACCTTTATAGAATTTATCTGATAATTCAACCCATTCATCAGCTTCATCCTTAATAAAACGATAATACTTATTTGAAGAGTTATAGTCTTTACAAGGTAATATACAATGTAGCTTTAAATTCTTTGTCCCATTTTTAATAACAGACATAACAAAGCCAAAGCTAATATCACAACCAGAAGCCATTCCACAATATGCGTCAACATATGTATTACTCAATATTGCAACTTCTGCCATTTTTGTAATTTGTTCAGTTAGCCAATTAGTAATTTTGCTCCACTTTTCATCCGTCTCATCTTCTGGTAATCCTAATCTCTGAGGTCTATGACCTGTTAATGCTACCTTCATTTCTACCACCTAATTTTCACAAGAAACTGTCGATTCTTGCTACTGTATTATTCTCTATTCTCTACAAAACTTCATCAACAATTCCATACTTGACTGCTTTATCAGAATGAATATAGAAATCTTTCTTCTTTTCACGAATCTCATTAATATCATCTTTTGTGAGATTGGTTCTGTCGATTACATATTCTTCAATCTTTTTATTCAGCCAGTCCATTTCTTCTCTGTCTTCTACCAAATCCTGATATTTACCACTTCTCCAACAACTCATTTGATGATACATAAATGTCGAATGCTTGTAACAATATCTCTTATGACCTGCTAAGAAAATCTTAAAAGCTGCACTCATTGCATATCCTGTACAATATGTATATATTGGAGTTTTGCTATTGAGAATAAGATCAATTAATCCCCACATGTCATAAACTTCGCCACCATGTGAATTGATGTATAGTTTAATTGGCTCACGCTTATAATCTTTCTCTTTCTCATCTGTTTTATCGTCTTCTCGAATCTGATATAAGATATCCAACATTAATTTACCAATAGATTCATTATCTACATCGTCAGACAGATAAAATGTTCTATTATTTGTGTTTGTATATGTATTGTCTCTTGTTGAACTCATAAAGTATTCTCCTTATATTTAATTCTCTGTTTCAAATCCAACTTGTATATATCTATCTAATTCAGATTTAGCATTTTCATTCAATAATTGTTTTTCATCAACCAATATAATTGTTCCTGGCTGCACTCTCCCTCTCAACTGACTTGGTGTAAGTACAGTTGGATTGAATTTTAAGTGCATTTTATATGCATAATCTGCCATGCTTCCCATCGGTTCAATAACAGGAATTTTATATTTACCACTAATCTTCATCAGATTATATGTTTTACCAATCCCTCTACTATTAAAACCATATAATCGTTTAATGTGTGTTTGTCGTTTCTTTACATAATATTTCAGCTCATGATATAATGCTTTTGATTTTAATAAATATGACCAGTGTTCTAATCGTTCATAAAATTTCATATATGTAGTATCATCTCCTTTGTTATATACAATATATAGTAGTTATGTGTTCATCCGACCACTATATATTGTACTAAGAACGGCATGAAATCCGTCTTTCCTTGGCTTTTTGAGTCTCTAAAACGCCCTATTTATGGGCATTCCAGAAATCCTCTACTATATTATTCTCTACAGTTGAGCCAATAAACTTCTTACTGGCTCTCTGCTCATATTTTCTTTTGCCCATGAGATATAACCAGGATCAATTTCTTTGATTTGTGGAAGCGTCTTTCCTGAATATTTTCCAAATGTAATTACATAAGAATCAATATCTGGTAACTCTTCCTTTGGAATATCAACACCGCCTAATGCAGAAAGTACATCATCAGAATATGTCATATCAAGATTTGACCTACTTGCTAAATAATCACACATATGTACAAAGAACTGCTCGTCATTTTCAGGCTTTGGTAATACCGTCTTACTTCTCTTTGTAGAAGTCCATTCACCCGAATGACTCTCACATAGCCTTGCAATATATGCTTTTGTATCAGCGTCTACATCATGTTTAACAGATGTATTTCTTACCCACTCACCTGCAAGCATCGGATGTTCATGTACCGTATATTGAGAACCATTTAGCCCACATTTAATTGCATCATGAAAAATTGGTGTGCAGCGTAAACAATCTCGCTGTCGCTCATTGGTCTTTTCTTTTACATACTCTAATCCAAGAACATAATTCATTACTTCTGCAAACATTAAAATATGAAAAATCTGACCATGTGGCTGACACTGTGTTTTATTATGATATTTAAAAGATGTACTACTTGGAATTGTGAAGATATAATCTGGAATTTCCTTAATCATATCAGTACAATAATTTCTAATCTCATCTGTCTCAAACTTATTTAATAGTCCTTCAAAAACTTTTACCTTGTCCATATTTTCTCCTTTACTTCAATATCTTGGAATCCAAACAATTTTTACATAATTCGTATATCATCCTACCCATATATTCTCTTTCTACAAAATAAATGTGCATGTTATTTCTGCTTTGCCATGTAAGCAATGTTCTAAAAAACGATGTCGGATTCAATTTCGATTTATAGTTCTCTGTAAAAATATCCTCTATGCTGTCATTCTCTATAAGAAGATAATTTTTCTCTATATTAATCATTCGATTAAATTCTTTAAAAATTCTGTCATCATCTTTAGTTGCATTTGCTATGTTACCAGCTAACTCACTTACGGAATTCTTTCGTTCAATACAAAGTTCGTCACTAAAATAGGTGTCGATTGAGAAGCCCAATTCAGGGCAACTCTCAACCATAAGACCATAATCACCTGTTTTCAATGCTCTTGACTTCCATTTGATATTGTTCCTATCAAACCAATCAGTAACATTTTTATTAGTATTCTCACGAGTATCCACTAATACAACCATGTGCAACAGTAATTCTTTATACTTTTTGTCTGTATAATACTGTTTCATTTACATCTCCTAACAAATTTGGTACTCAGAAACCCACCATTCTTGCTCATCTGTTTCTTGCCATTCACCATCAACCTTTTTCATTTTTTGTTTTTTATATTGGTTTGTGACTTTTATAATATCTCCACGTCTGATAGGATTCTGTTTGAATATTTTCTTGCTAATTTTTACTGGAATTGTGTTACCATTTGCCAATGCATACAGCTTCAATCGTGGAGAATAGTCAACATTAAGATCCAATGCCACACAATAACCTGCCAGCTTTTTATCAACAATATCTACATACCCAAGATTTTCTATCTGATAAGCAATCTTTGTTCGCATATCAGTTTTCTCATTTGGAATATTCTGCAAGAGTTTATTAAGTAGTTTTGCACTATCTAATTCCATAAACGTCTTCTGAGTTTCCTTGCCAGAACATTCTCTAAGTACATCAAAATCAAGTCCATACTCTAGTGCCTTATCTTTTTTCATCTGTTTCTTGCCATAATATTTTGAAAACAAATCACTACAAGTAAGTAGATAACGAATGCCACCAAATTCTTCAAAGAAATCGAGTTTAATCAATATTTCAAGTTTTCTGCTATCAACTTTGAGGTCAGAAATTCTTACCAATAAGTCAATAAACGTATTAAATTTCTCATCTTTAATGGAATATAAATCATTTGCAGCATCTTCGTTTAGGAATTTTACAGAAGCAATACCCTTGTAAATACCATCTTTATCACAAGAATATTTTGCAGTAGAATGTCTGAATTTAATGCTATGAATTGTAATACCAAGTTGTTTTGCTAATTCTGTACCAAGCATAATGTCATCTTCATTATTGGCGTTATTTAGATACGCAGTGATAAACTCTTTTGGATAATAATATCTGAGATAAGCACACATATAGCCAATCATTGAGTATCCTGTAGAATGGTTAAAACCAAACTGGTAATTAGAACTATCCTCTATAATCTTCAAAAAGGCTTGTGCTTCTTTTTCTGCAATTTCTCTAGGCTGAGAGGACATATTACAATATCCTTCAAGAATAGATGGTAGCGCAGCTTCAAGACGATCTTTTTGTTTACGTCCAATGGCTCTACGAATATTATCAGCATCACTACCACTCAAACCACAAATATTTGTAAGGAATTTAATTGTGTCCTCCTGGAATATAAGGAATCCATGATTATCTTCCAACAATTTATCAATCAACTCCGATGGATTTTTGTTTGGTTCATGTGCTAATAACCTATCTCTATATGATTCTCCTGAAGGTCTGATTGAAGCGTTTACAAGCGACAAGTCGTTTACGCAATGACATTCAAACTTTTTCATTGAATCATAGGCAAACTTTGATTCAAACTGAAATATGCCTACTGGACTATCTGCAATATGCGCCCAAACCTTTTCATCATTCCAATTGACTGTATGGGATTTCGGATACGGAATATGTGCTAATTCACATGTATCTTTGATAATTTCTATGTTTTTCAGACCAAGCAAATCGTATTTTACGAGGGAGACTTCATGAATTTCTTCCATATTAATACTCAAAATACGTTTACCATCCTTAGACCAAAATGTTCCATAATTATCAGGTAGTGTTACTGGACTTACAATAATACCTGCTGGATGCATCGACTGAGAAATTGCTGTTCCTACAAGACCGTCAAAATAATAGAATAACTTAGGATATTGTTTTTCTTTTAAGTCCTTCAAAGACTTTTCGTTATACTCAAGTTTACTTCTAAGTTCTTCCAAGTCTTTTAAACACTTTTCATTATTTTCATATCCATCAATAGATTCAATTTTCTTAATCTTGTCATTGCAATCAGTAATATCATCTGTAAATAATGAATACTGAGCTTTTACTTGCTTAACATCTCCAAGTGGCATATTCAAAGCTCGTCCAATCTCATCAATAGTACCTTTGTCAGAAATCGTGCCGATAGCCAACACATAAGCTGTTTTATCAGCACCAAACTTTTCAATGATATGCTCATATACTAAATGTCTTTGTGATGGTGCAATATCCAAATCAATATCACCAATCTCTTTTCTATCCTCATTGGCAAATCGAGAGAACACCGTATTCCATACTACAGGGTTTACATCAATAATATCTGTTAAATATGCAATGGTTGAACCACCAACAGAACCTCTACAAAAACCAATTGGTATACCATTATCCCAACACCAACATACCAATTCTGACATGAAAAGCATGAATCCAACCATACCAATCTTCTTAAATACTCGAAGTTCTTCTTTTATATTCTCCTCATATCGTGGATCTGGTTGAATAATTCCTTTATCAAGCTTTTCATGATACATTCTATAGATACGCTCTACAAATACCTCTTCTTCATTGTCATAGAGAATCGGATATTTAAAAGCTGTATCTAATTCGTAATCTGTAACAGAATCAGCCATGCGGTTAGTGTTCTCAATAGCTTCTAACACAACATCCATAGGTAAAGAGCCTTGCTGTCTGAACATATCAACTAATTCATCATACGATTTATATGTAAGGTCAAATTCATCTTCGTTTGAAAACTCAATATGTTTTGCTTTCTGAAGAATACTCCTACATTCAGCCTTGTAACTATCAATACTATGTGTATCTGTTCCTGCTATTAAAGGCTTGTTATATTTTTTTGATGCCTCATAAAGCATTTTGTTATATCGAATCTGATCCATAGACTTAACATGTGGCTGAATTTCATAATAGTCATATGTTTTCATCAGTTTGTCATATACAATCTTTGCATTTTCCAATTCTGATTTTGCTTCTTCTATCTGTAAATCAAATGGATTATTGGATTTTTCAATACATTGTTCTACATATATCTCATAAGATGTATTGTAAATAGCTGCATAATCTTCAATCCACGCTTCTTTTGCAGCTTCTGAATTTAATTCTGCATAAAGTTTGTTAGCTTCTGTTTCTTTATTTTTTTCTAATTCAACTATTTTTTCATCAACCAATTTTCCAATAAAATTAGGATATTTACTCAATGGAGATGCAAGACATGCAGAAATTTTAATAACATTATCAGAGATATTGAAAAATTCATCGAATGTAATTCTTGGCTTATAGTACATATGGTCTGATTGTGTAGACAAGTCAACCAATGTGTTTATTTCTTTTACGCCTTCAAAATTCTTTGCTATAAGAATTGTATGGTAGTTATCTCTTTGTTTTGGTTCAAGTGCTGCCGTCAAATAAACCTCAACACCATGTAGATATTTTAAACCTTTGCTATTTGCATACATCTTCTTCTCAATATTATTGTAAATATTGCCATGCTCTGTAAAACAAATAGCTTTCTGTCCAAGTTCTACTGCCTTGTTTACATATAACTTATAATTTGTACAACTATCTAATAAAGAATCTTCTGTATGTAAATGATATGCTATATAGTTACTGATAATATCACCTCCTACTCATATGAGTCAGTTTCAGGGTTATACTGTCTATTGTCGATTTCATTCTTCTTACTCGTTGGTTGTGGTTTATATTCACATGCATGATTTCTCTGACCGCAAAGATAATGACAATAGTAATAATCTGGATTAGGTCGCCATTCTTTCTCGTTTTCAATCAGTTCAAGAGTATCTTTTGCCCACTGAATAGCCTCATCGTACTCTTCTTGAATCCAAGGCACTTCTATCCACTTTTGATCCTTAAACATGTTCCATTTAAGTTTTGAAACAGAGCCATATTCTTTTATTACAGGGATTGAATATAAATAAAGCTGTCGTTTGAAATCTAAGAAATGCTGTTGGTCAGATTTGCTAATCTTACCATTTTTCAGAATTTTAATACTTGCGGATTTATGGTCAATAATAATAATCTCGCCAGTTTCTTTATCTTTTACAAGTAAATCTATATATCCGATAAAATCCTTGTTATTAATTTTAAATTCTACTTTTTTCTCAACTCCAAGAACTTCATATTTTTCTAAATCAAGGTCAATGTTATCAAGGTAATCAATACCTTTGTCATAATATGACTGCCTAATATTTACGAATTTATTTGGTGGAGCATCGTGAGGAACATCCTTATCGAAGTGTTCCTCATAATACTCATTCAATTCAAACAAGGAAAGTTCGCCTTTTTCATATTTTTCAAGGATTTTATGAATAAGTGAACCATATTCTCCAAAAAAACCATTCTCAGATTTATTACATTCTAAGTAGTGGAGTTTCCATTCGTAAGGGCAATTATAATATGAATTCAGTCTTGAAAACGACCATTGCATCGTTCCAAGTAAAAAATCTAATTCTTCATCCATCATAATAATTTATTCTCCTTATTTGTCTGGAAATGTGTTATCTATGCTTCTATCAACATATGGAAGCCTGTCGGTATATACATTGTCATCCCATGCAAATTTTGCGTCATATTCATCGTAATCTGTATAAAATCTACGTGATGTCAAGTCATACCATAATCCCATCTGGAAGTCTGCCTTGCCAAGTAATCTGTCTTTTATTACAGTTAAAACCACATCGTAGTTATGCCATTTAGATTTCGGATCATTTTTCTCTTTTTTGGAAACTCTTCTAAGACCTATGGATCTCATAGCCAGATTGATAATATTAGAAGTACCAGATATGTCATACATTTCAATATCAGAATTTGTATCTTGTGTTTTTCTCGGATGTGCTATCAAAACAACAGCTACGTTGAATTTAGCAGCAAACTTAATAAGTGCATTTATCAGATTTGTTTGTGCCGTATTTTTGTCACTTTCAGAACAATTCAAGTCAATCATCATAAGATTATCAAGTACAATCAGCTTGCATCCAAACTTTCTAACACATTCTTCAGCAGATTTTAAAACTGAATCTACATCATTTGGCTCATCATCTCTATAGATGAAAAGCTTCTTATTATAATGTGCTTGCATCTTCTTTTGTATTGCTTGTGGAACTATGTAATATTTACGGTTGTCTCGACTTGTCCTTTCAACCATATTTCTTCTGCCAGCGATAATTGTATTAAACCAGTTTGCACTCATTCTTTCTGGCATTTCCTTGCTAAACAAAAATACAGGACTACCATCATCAATAGTCCTTGCTATTGTCTGATCAATAATACTTGTCTTACCACTACCAGGTCTTCCTGATAATACCGTCAATGTTCCATAGAAGATCTTTAACAATTCATCGTCTAATGGTTTAATGCCAGTTTTTACACCATCCATCTGAGAAATATCAAGTTCCTCAATCTCTGAATAATCAACAACACTTTTTACAGGAACATCTTTTGCTTCTGAAATAAGATTCGTAACAAATTCTTTTCCTCCAACTTGTAAACAATCATTGATATCCTTTAGTGGAACTCTCTTACCATTCTCTTTTTCAAAGAATTCAGGTGTTGATATATATTTTGTTCGCCATGTACCAAGACGATAAATACATTCTTTTCTCATTTTAATACCTGGCTCATCGTTGTCAGACCAGATAATAATAGATTCAAAATTGTTTAACCAATCCCAATTTTCTTCAATCCAATGAAGATTGCCAGCTCCAAGAGGAACGCTTACTGTATTGATATATCCTGCCTCAATAGCACTCGCACAATCTGTCTCGCCTTCTGTTATAAGTAACGGCTTTGACGTATTAACTCTATTCATATTGAACAAAAGTGCTGATGTATCAGCATCTTTTTGACACCACGTTTTAGGCTGACCAGAATGTTTTTCAACAGTTCTTGCAGGTCTATACTTAACCATAGTCAAAACATCATTTGTATCATAAAAGTTAAATACACCGTTACCATGTGAATCCTCTCGAATATCCAAATAGTCAATTACATTTTTTGAAATGCCACGCTTTCCCCAATAGTCAACTACATGCTCTTTTTCATTTATTGGTTCTTCATGTGGATATCTATAATTGTGACGAGTTCTTACATCCTTTTCGCCAAAACTGTATTCGATACCAGCTTTCTCGAATAGATACTTGGCAGCTTCTAAGAATGTGTTTCCTTTTTCCATTAAGACATCAATAATATCTACCGTTTTATTACATCCAAAACAATGAAAAGTCTTATTTTTCTTGTTATATATAAAGCTTGCAGTGTCCTCATTATGATAAGGACAACAGGATTTCAGATTTTTGTCATCAAAATTTTCTAATTCAAGTAGTTCTGCCATTAAAAAGGCATTATTATCGCCAAGTTTATCTTTAGCTTTTTCGATGTCAGTTTTTTCGATTAGCAATTACTCACCGCCTATGCTTTAAATTCTTTTTCGTAAAATAGTTTTCTAAGTCCATATAGAATCTGAACAGGTTTTGTTGAATAATATAATTTCGATGATTCAATATTTTTTCTGATGAACTCTATAGGTACTTTGTTTTTAAAAACCATTGTGTTTATTGCTCTACATGCAATAGGGAACTGTGTTTTATCTTCTATACAATCCATATAAGCATCTACACAGTCTTTAATTTCTTGTTTCATACCTGCACAATCCCAATGGTAATGTTTCTTGTTTATTACCACGGACTCAGAGGCTTTAACCTTTTGTCCGTGGTGTAAACAATACTTATATGCGCAGACATATTCTCTTTCTTTTTTATCTGCCATATCTACCTCTTTTAATTAAATGGAAGTTCCTCATCAATGCCATCTGGAATATCCATAAAACTTGTGTCAGTTGGTGCATTTGAATTGGCAGTGTTGTTTGTTGTATTACCATCAGCAGAAGCCTTACTCTCTGCAAACTCAACCTGTTCAACAACAACATCTGTTGTGTATACTTTCTGACCGTCTTTATTTGTATAAGAACCAGTCTGAATACGTCCTTCTACAACAAACTTTGTACCCTTATGACCATACTTCTCGATAAACTCACCAGTTTTACCAAATGCTACACAATTGATAAAATCTGCTGTCTGATCTCCGTCTTTCTTAAATCTACGGTCAACGGCAAGAGAAAATCTTGCCACTGCTGATGCATTGTCGCCCTGTGTGTATCTTACCTCTGGATCTCTTGTGAGTCTTCCCATTAAAATTACTTTATTCATGTATTTTTGTCCTCCTTATAATTACGCCTGCACTGGCTGAATCTCTTTAATCTTTGTTAAACAATCCTTTGCCTTCTGCACATCCTTAATTGCATTTGGGTTTCCGCTAGGCACAAACTCTTTTAATGTTGTCATAAGAGTTTCATTCTTTGTTCCTCCAAGCTGAGTACAAAGAGAAATAATCTCTTTCTTGATTGCTGTAATATCTTCTGTTGGCTCTGTTGCTGCTGTAGATGCTGTGAACTTAGGTCTTGTTGGCTCAATATCAGAAGTGTTTGCCCACTTAATAATCTTCTGACCATGTGCTTCTGTAAGAAGTGTTGCATTGTCATTCTCAAAGATATGAGTGTTATCTTTCTGTGGCTCTGCCATATGTGTTTTCTGGTCTACTGTAAATGTACAAGTGAACTCATACTCAAAGCCATCTCTCTGCTTTGCACCAACGCCAAGCTTCTTAACGCTTGTCTTACCTCTATCATCCTTCTCAATCTCATACTGATCTTTACCTCTCATAGTTGCGATTAAGTGAATAGGACTTGTTGCAAGCTTATTAATGAATGCGTCATGTCTAGGAGTTACCTTACCCCATGCCTGATATGTACCGCCAGCCTTCTGCTGTAATTCAAGACATCCACCCTTACCGTCCCACTCAGGAGAAGTGCTATCCATAAGAAGAATGTCGTATCCTTCATTTACTGCAAAATCAATTGCGTCCGAAAACTGCTCTGGATTGAAAGGCTCTACGAGGTCAATAATGTCATAATCAAACTCGTTAGCGTAATATCTACCTCTTGCTCCCTCTGTATTAGCCATTAAGATTCTGCAAGGTTTTCCTGTAATCTTTTCAAGTTCCTCTTTCATTCCTGTAGCAAGCCTTAATGCTGAATAAGTCTTACCACCGCCTGAAGGTGCCATGAGTGCTACCTTTGTGTAAATTTTTTCTCTTACTGCTTTTTGTACTTTAAATGCCATTCTAAAGTATCCTCCTTATAATAAAATTTAATAAATAACTTATATATAAACGCCCATCAGGACGGAATACAGAAAATAAATTTATGTAAAAATCTATCTTCAACAGTGATTTTTGAGCGCAAAAGCCCAAGGGTATGCTGTTCTTCCACCTGTACAAATGCTTTCCGCATTTATTTATTCTCTTGTTTGTCACGGATTTTATATATTATTCGTGACATTTTGTTTTTGAAAATTTTGAACTGATTTGTTCAATGAAAATGCTTATTGAATTTACTGTTTATGTAATCTTCTACAAAGACTATCGTATGAATTACTAATTGAATTTCCCATAGTAAGCAATCTTGAAATATAATATCTGACGGTTTTGCAAATCTAAATCCATCTCCATATTTTGAAGCATGTTCCATTGTTCCGTCTCTACAATGAATAATAATAGTAATAATTGCTCCAATTATATGAATACTCATTAAAACTACTAACATGTTCACCTCCTCAAAATCCGAATGAAACAGTGATTTACAATCAACTTTCTGTTTTTCTATGATAATAATTTTCTATGATAATAAACCACATCTCTTATATGTGTATTCTTAGATACAGACCAAGAGCTGATTCCATCTAATATAATGAGAAATTCATTATGTGTTAGCTTGCATAATAATCTTGTAATCTTTACAATAATTTTCTTACTCATATGTTTTTCTTTCACTTACTTATTCTCTGTTTTACTCTTATTATCCAACTCTTTTAATGTCTCCGTTATTTTCAAAACTTCTTCATTAATACATTCATTCAATTCCTTTTGATATTGCTCAATACTTTTCTTATATTTTTTCAATAGCATTGAAATTACCAGATTTACCTCATCTTCTGTTAGTATGTTTTCCGTATTGGAGTGTTTTGAATGAATAAATAATTTTGCTGATGAATCAGTATCATTGTTATAAGATTTAATGTTATCAATAACAATTTTTGCATTACTGCTTATTGAATCAATATTACTAATAAAACAACGGCAAGCGTTATATGTTTGATTATCCATATCCACCTCTTACTTATTCTCTATTCGATTTTCTTTTTATTGGAAATTGTGACTCGAATGAGTCATAGATTATAGAACAATTCTATATGCAAGTTTCTTAGTAATAAAACCTGATCGGTGTAAGACCATACAAGATAAATGAATGTCATCATATATCAAATCTGTCATTGTGCAATTCGATAAGATACTGTAACCACGCATAGTCTTTGACTTGAAATAAACGGCTTCGCCATTATATTTTTCAAATGCTTTGCAATATGTATCCCAATCTTCAACTTCAACAATTCGTGACTGATGATCTCTTATGGTGTCATCTTTGTCAATGCTTAAATTTGTCTCAATTACTTGAATCACATTCTCACCTCTCTAACTATATATTCTCTGTTTTAATCATAATACACATAATTACAGCTATTGGATTCAATATTTTCTAAGTCAATAATCATTTCGCCATCTTCATGACATCTATCAATTTCAATATTAGAAATTTTAATAGAAGTGTCTGTCATTTCTATAATATTTCCTATGTAGTGATCGTGATGATTTGTCACTTTATTGAATAACGTAAATGCAACATCTTCACCAACTCTAAAGCTTTTCTTGTTATCTGTTACTAATGTTCTTACTGTTTTAATGTTGTATTTCACAATCTCACCTCCCACAACCAAGAAATGTCAGTTTACTTCGACTCTATTTCTTCACTGTTACATTGAAAACTGACCTTAAAATACAGATAATCAGCCAAATACCAGTTGCAATAGACCACTTAAATGTTAATCCAAAACACATTGTAATAAGCTTGATTATTCCACATGTGACAATCCAACTAAGTCCATAGCATACAGCTAAAATTGTAATGACAATAACTGCTGTTACTCCACCTTTTGTTAATTTTTCCTTCAAATTACTCATATGTATATTCTCCTTTATATTTACTCTTCACCCACAAATACCAACTTATCAATATATTCTCTACTTTCGCCCTTGAAAATAGGAATATCTGTATCAATAATCCACTCATTTTCTGATTTAGAAGAATCTCTTAACTGTGCAGTTACCATAACACTATCAGTTTCAATAACAATCTTATTTCTTACACAACAGCTTCCTCTCTTCTGATAAGTAGGTAAATCATTCCAGTTAATACCCTTCTGAGTCATAAGCATATCTTGAATATCATTACATGATTTATTTTGTAATTCTTTGTGTGAGAAATTGGCTTGACCTACCATTTGAATTGAGTTACGAGAAGCGTCAAGTTGTCGCCAATAAAAGTTGTTAGTAACCTCTTCTTTTGGAATATTAAAACAACGAGCATCAAACATTGTACCTTTGTCAACTGCTAAAGATAAAATATGTTCATAGTTTTCATGAGTATTATCCATACATTCGTAAGTATATGTACAATAATCTCCTACATTATTAGCAAAAGCCCTATTAAATGCCATAGTAGCCATGCTTGCTGTAATACTACATAACTTATCAACTCTATAATCAAAGAAACAATCTGTATTTAACTTATCATAATCAACGAGAAGTAATGTGATTTCATCGCTCTGTTGATAAGATAATTTGCAATTCTGAATATTTTCGCATAAATATTTAGCGGTTTCCTGCATTGAATTTATAAATACTTCATCAAACGGTCTTTTAAATCCTCTTGTGAAGCTATGTCCAGCTCTCATGTCTAACCTCAAAATCACTGGCATTCTTCGCTGAAGATAATATCTATTTCTTTTTTCATAACCTTTCATTCTTTCTGCAAGATCACTTCTATCCATATTATTCTCCTTTACGCTTCAAAATTGAACTCATCAGACGAAATCTTGTTATTAATAATCTTCTGATAAATGTCTACATATATCTCATCTTTATCTCTGTTATAAGTAACTTCTGCATATCTGTTACCCATCGGCTGTCCCCAAATGGTACACTTCTTATAACCTAGCTCATGTGCAAACCATACGAGATCCAACTGGTCAATACTGATGTTTTCACTCAATGTCTGAATCACTGCATTCTTTGCAGCTTTTTCAAATTCGTAACTTGTCATTATAATTGCCTCCACTTTAATATTCTCCAAATACAATTACTATCTACTTGTATATCTACTATCTATAAACAACTCTTCCTTTGGTCTTGGGTTCATTAAGTCACTGCTACTTAATTTAAGATGATCACCATAATATCCACTCCACGAACCACAACCTCTTACATTTACCTCTCCATCAAAACAGATACGAGTAATTCTATAAGCAGGGTGCTGACAACATTGCCAGTAGCTGATTTTAAAACAGTTGTCCGTATTTACATTCTCTAAATGTTTTGGTATAGAATCCCAAATCTCACACTCGTCATTGATTTGTTTTAATGTATATCCATGCCTAAGCATCACATTAGCTCTCTCAATTCTTTTGTGTCTTGTTTCACAAGCTAAAGCATCATCAGGTGTGTCAAATAATTCTCCGCATTCAGAACATTTATATTTAATTACTTTCTCCAAGATTTCACCTCCTCGCAAGAAATCGAAATTTACTGCGACTTTTACAGAGATTTCTTTGGACAACTACTCATTTTTCCAATGTTTTGCATAGCCCAAGATTCCTTTTCCGCAAGTTCCTTATATTTATTTTCATCATAATTATGTTTTTCAATAGCAATTGCAGTAATAATTACTTCATCTTCTGTTTTGTCCACATCTGAAATAATAATCTCTTCAAATCTTTCTTTTTCAGCAGGTGTTAATCTATCATAAATATCTTTTGCTTTAATTCCTACTTTTACTCCATATGCCATATTTTCTACCTCTTTCTTATTTTTAATTTGTTACAAGGAAACCGATATTTCTCTGCAAAATTATATTTTTTATTATGTAGGAGCAACCTACAATATTTTTAAGTTTCTATTATGCTAACTTCTGTACTGTCTGTCCTTTACTATTTAATAAGTAAACACCACTTTCAAATACACGAGTCACATTCTTATTTTTGTCATTCAAAGTTACTACTGTTACATTCTCCATCTGATCAAAAGGCTTATCAATGTGATAAACGATTTCATCACCGCAATGTGTTTCTTCTCGAATAAGTCTATCAACTGCTTTGTGCATTTCTGCGACATAATCTAAATCAACTTTGTTTAAATCAGATTGATCTGGTGTTTTACCATCTTTATAAAGTTCCAAATATTTCTTTTCGTATCTTACTCCACCTTTACGATAGGCACGAGTTTCTTTACCAACCCAAACAACTGCTGATGTAATCACTTCTGCTTCTTCATAAACCCAATTATTATTAAATCCTTTATATTGTAAAACCATATTTCTACCTCAACTTTCTATCTTTCTGTCTATCTAAGTTGTAGGTTGCTCCATATAATAGGCTGATTGACATTTACAATCATTTAATGTTTATTTTTTACTTGCTAAACAACCAAATAAAATAAAATTTCTATATGTATATTCTCTTTTATCTGTGACAAACAGATGAAACGAATCTTTACTGCGAAACCACTACTTACTCTTCTTTACGGAAGTATTATTAACCGACTTCTGAATGTTCTTCATAAGCTGAATATTATCGTTAATCATAAGTGCTAATGCCTGATCCTCTGTAAAACCAACACTTACATATGCATCAAATATATTCTTCTTTGTTCTCGCCTGAATTGCAGGATATTCAGTATTCTCAGAATAATCCTTTGCAATAATCATGAGTTCCTTCAGAACATCATATACAGGCTCTTTATACTTTGTAATGTATGTCTTTACTACCTCTCCTAAACTTTCTGGGTTCTCTGCTAATAATCTTAAAATTGTTTCCATGTTTAATATTCTCCTTTATAATTTTTATTTTTCAAATGATTTGTTGCTTTCATGTGAAGTTACTCAACTAATTACAATATTTTTCAATACCTTGTGTCATAATATCTCTTAATTCATCTTCTTCATATGTAGAGCCAAACTGCGACCAACTACATTCTGTATCATTGTGTACTAACGCAAGTTTAAATACACTGCCACCATAATTCTTATATGCATCTAATTTGATAGCTTTAATATGAGGAATTTCTAAACACCAATTATGCTCTTTATATTCAAATTGAATATTAGTAGCTTGACCAAAATTAAAATCAATGAATTTAACATTATTCATATACTCAATATCAAGAAGCTTTTTAATATAATTAACATACCAATCATACATTTCCTTTTCTTTATACTTCTTTCTCTTATCAAGCTTGTTGCCATCTGTATCCTGATTCTTTGATAACATATTTAACCATTCTCTACACGTTTTAATCGTAGAAGGTTGATCAAGCAGCATATACTGAATGTTCTCTTTATAAGTGCGAAATGCCTGTTGTTCAATAAGATCATATTCATTCTTCATATCATCCAACGCTTGTTTTTTTGCTGACAATCTTCTTTCTGCTTGTGCAAATTTATTTAATGAACCTATTTCATATTCGCCATTATAGTTATACGTGTCATTTTTATATACTAAAGACATTAATCGTTCACCTCTTTTATCTTTCTTAGTTCATAAAAATCATTGATTTTATCCTTGCTTTAATATTCTCTTTGTTACCAAAGAAACCTGAATTTACTTACAATTCCCAAGTCCAACCTTGTAATCGTCCTTGACATCAATAGTTACTTCTCTCTGAAATTTTCCTTCCTTATCATAGAGAGATAAATAATATCTGTTACCACGCTGCTCTAAGTCAAGATTCTCATTCTCGAATAATAATACTCGTCTCTGTTTCTGCACTGGTTTATTCTCTATTTTAAAGTTATTCATTGCTTCTTTTGAACCGACAAAGATTGGTGATTTTAATTCTTCAAGAATACAGCTAATATCATCATCTAACTTACTATCGTCATTCGTATGCCTATCAACTGCTCTAATAACATCTTTCTCAAATAATAATCTATTTGCCATTTTAATATTCTCCATTTCTACATATATAAATGATATTTTCTTCCAATCTGATCAATAAGTTCACTGTCCATTGGTCTAAAACCAATTACAGTAAGTGTTCTACCATCTTCTTCGGGTTCTAATTCAGTGTGACAGTTATCCCTTATAAGCCAGAAATCTTTACCTTCAACCATTCCTAATTCTTCTGCCATAGTCTTAGCTTTTAGCAACTGATTCTTATTCTTGGCTTGAAGAATACATTTTGTAAATTCGCCCTCAATCTAATTGTGAAGAATATCTTCGTTAATATAGCCATCGACATGACCATCTAAATCGGCATTATTTCTAATAAACCAACTGAGAAATGCCATAGAGCCGTGACTGACTTGAGCCGCAAGTTTTCCTGACGACATTGCAAGATCTTTTCTAGCAATAATAATTTGTTTATACATTGTTATTCTCCTAATTCATCAATCTAATTTCCCGAAAATCGTCATCAGCTTTTACTCCATTGATATAAGCATACCAACCTCTAAGACCTTCTTTCTCAGAAATTGGATATTTGTGCTTAATATTCATAACAACTTCATAATCATCTGGATAATTTTCGAGAATGGATTTTAATTCACCAACTGAAATACTACTCATACAGTTATTCTCCTAATTTATCTTTAAAGAATAATCTTCTCAATGTGCAAATATCTTTTGGGACAGAATCAATATCATCGACATCATGCAACTTTCTTACCCATGCATAATACTCATTAGCAATAGGAGTTGTTAAAGCAGATGTCTTCTTAATATATCCATTTCTAATAGCTTCATGTGAAATTGCTCTCATAAACTTCCAAAAGTTATAATATGCAAGCTTCAGTTTTGTCATATATCCAATACTATCTTCGATTACAAATCCCTCAATTTTTCTTCCATTGTATTCATAATCCTCTTCGAGAATATCATAATACCAATCATAAAAATCCTGCCAATTAGCAATCTCAAATGCTTTTTCTTTTGGAGTTAATCCAAGCTGATGAGCAATATCACACATAGTTTCATAATCATATTTAGCAAAATCCATCTGATTATAAACAATATCTAATAGATATAACTTACTTTCAGGATATTCAATAATATGCGGATCATTTTTCATATCAACATTTTCAAATACAAATGACACATTATTATCTTTCGCATACTGTTTCATTTTTTCTCTATTTTCTTCTGTAATCTGATTATAAATAGCTTCTTTGAGCCATTGTGCAAACTGACTGTCAATAGTAGATTTACTTGCAATAAATAAATTATCATTATATTCGTCATAACTTACAATTCCCAAATAACCATTTTCTTTTACATACGCTGTAACAGGGAACTGTAGTTTATGTTGTAACATATCAAATTTTGTTTCAGGACGTTCATTAATATTAAAAAACTTGTCGTATGCCCTTGCTGTGACTTTCCCCTTAAATGTATCAAGGTACAAACCTCTTGCTTTTGTAGTCTGTTCGTCCCATACCTTATCGTAAAAAGCCTTGTTCGTAAAATTAAAAGAAGAGATATTGCCAAATTTCTTTTCCTGAATATATCTATTTGCTCTTAATGAAATAATTACATCAGCAACAGAACTATTTGTTACACTCTGTTCTTCTCTCATTTCAGGTGTTTTAAATACTTCATTATGAACTTCTACTTCGTGCATACCATCTTTATCAAGTTGGACACATCTTAAATCTCCACCAAATTCAACTCTTCCTTCAAGATTAAAAACTCTATCATTCACACGAATTGGAACTTGTTTAGTGTTTCTATGACCATGAATCTGATAGTAATTTAATGGCATTTTTTCAGTGAATGTTTCTGCAATTTTTTCAAAATCATTGTAATTACCAACTCCATGAATCATCTGATCTGTTGCAACGAATGTAAGATTATCTGGCAACACACTTAAACCTGCATGAGTTACTAAATAAATATTCTCTCCATACTTATAATAAGCACACTGCCCAAATTTTCTATAAAGCTGACGAACATCTTTTTTATCAATCTTCGCATCTTCTAACTGTGGCTTTGTTACAAGTTCAAATTCTTTAGACTTACCTGCACAACCATTAGCCCATAACCAAAGCCATCTTTCGTGATTTCCTTCAAGCATAAGTACATTCTTCTTATCTTTAATAGAAATCAAATACTTAATAACATCAGCATTTTCAATACCTCTATCTACATAATCACCACAGAAGATGTAAAATTCATCATCTTTGATACCGCCATTGTCATCAATATATTTCTTTAAAGCTGTATGACAACCGTGAACATCTCCAATATGATGAATTTTTTTATATTCAGATAAATCAAATAACTTCATCCAAATTGAATCTAATTCATCTGGTTTAATTACTTTAATACCAGATGGAATTTTCTGAGTCTTGAAACGTGAATACATTTTGTCGATTGCTGCATCTGGGACTCTCTTTAATTCTTCTCTACTGGCGTTTCTTCTTTTTACTTCGTCAATTGGAATGTCAGTAAAATCGACACAGTACATTCTATATCTATATGTTTCACACATCTGCTTATATCTGTTCATCTCAGATGTTTTTGAATTTGTAGCATCAATAACTGTAAACTCACCTTTTTGCATACGAATTTCAAGCAAACTAAATAATGTCTTCCAAACGGTTTTGTCATTACTCTGACTAATTCCTACTGTTCCATCAGGCTGTAATACTGGACTCTGACACAGTAATCTAATATCATCTGCTGATAATGCGTATGGCTTTAATCCATTCTGTTCAATCCAAGTTGATTTTCCACAACCAGCAGAGCCTCTTAATAAAAGTAATACTCTCATATGTATCCTCTCTTTCTATTTTCTAGGTATTTATTCTCTCTTTTCATTCAAAAAATCCGAAGGAAATGCTTCTTTAATTGGATTGTTTATTCCTCCATCTGATCTACAATGCTCTGTAACTTGTTAATATATATCTGAGCGTCCTTTTTATGTTTAAGCTTCTTAATATCAGCAGGTACAAAAGCCAACTTCGATTCACCGAAAACATCATTATTCGAATAAACTTTCATAAACTGGCACATAGTTTCAGCATCAATCCAATCTAAATCTGGCTGAAAACAAATCACATCACCCTTCTGTGGATGCAGTTTTCTAACCTTAATAAGTGTCTGCTTAAATAATTTCTTTTTCTGTCTCTTGTTCATAATTTAATTTGTCTCCTTTACATTACTTCTAAATGATATTCTTCAACATATTTTCTTCTCTTCCAAAACTTCCACCACGGAAATTTCACATATTCTATTTCTATAACTCGAAGCATCTTGTCCTCATTTTTATCTCTATCTAACCTTAAAGCAGGTGAACCAAACATTGCTTCGGCTAATTCGTTAATAGAAATATGTTCTCCAAGTTTGTATTCCTGTTTGTGTGGTTGTGGAGGATAATAAGAAATCACGTCATGTTGTCGTAATTCATATGTTCTCATACTGTTATTCTCCTTCGAATATTATTCTTATTGGCTTTATAGTTTTGTCATCTGTTGGTATAAGAAATACTTTGTCAGATTCAAATTGATCTTTAAATGATTTTGGAACTTCAACAAATGTAACTCTTTTTGATCTATCACTATCCAGCCACTTTTTAAACTTTTCAAGATTTTCTTTTTCAGAAATTGCAGCACATGGACTTACTTTATCTATTAACTCTAAAAATCTTTGTCTTTCATCTTGTGATAACTCCATATTGTTTTTCTCCTATTTGTTCACTTTAAATACATTTGCATCACCAACTGCCAAATCTTTTACTTCTACAAAAGAATTTAGATTATCTTCCATAGTTGTAATCAATATCTCATCAAATAAATCTTCCATCATACCAAAGAATCGTACAGACGGATGAAATCCTGGATATTCTTTCAAACGGCATTTATTAACGTTACCTCTTAATACAGGAAGTCCATGTCTTCTACGCTTGTTGTTATTCCAATGGATAGGATTGTCATAAAAAGCTTTCTTCTTTCGTCTGTACTCTTCTAATTCTTCTCTTGCAAGTTTGTCAATCTCTTTTTCTCGTTCAGTTTTCGGAGGTTTGCTATGAATAATATTGTCAAATTGTTTTCTGACATTATCGTTTACTTCTGCTTTTTCTGAATCACTCATCTTATCAAAGTTTTGAGCTACATCTAATAGTGTGTTTTTCAAATTGTTATTCTCCTGTTTCTATATATTCCAATATCCAACTGTCGTATTTATTTTCTTTAATCAACTGCTGATATAAATTTATCCATTCTTGTGCAGAAAGACTTTGAAATTTCCAAACACATTCTTTCCAATATCTGTGTATAAAACGACTTTTTGTTTTTAACTCAATGCACTTCACACATTTATCGTATAATTTCTTGGAATACAAATTCGATCTACTTTTATTCCAGCCATCTATAAATGCTTCAGTCGGATCATGCCTACTTCTCATATCAGTAAGAGTTCTGTCATATAATTCTGTCTTGGCATTATATAAACAATGAAACAGAAAGTAGATGTCTTCATAATCGTTTTCAAATTCCCACGCTCCAATGTTTAAATCAAAATACATTATTCTCCATTCCTTACTACATCAAACTTAATTGGCAACATAGCAGTGAATCTACTCTGCATCCAAGGCTTTTCTTCAGTTGCAAATTCTTTTCCAAATTCTTCTGCCAATACGAAATCACCGACAGTATAGATGATAGAATATCCAGTTAAATCTTTTGGAATCTCCTTATTTACATTACAGGTTTTAAGATGAATCATTTTATCTATGCACTCACCCATTAAATCTTGAAAGAATACAAACGTTCCATCACAATTGCAACGCTGCATTGTGAAATATTCAAAATCTGCATCTGGATCATGCTTAATAATTACATTAAAATAAGGTTTATCACCTTTAAGATAAGGAGCATCTATTAAAATTGTTCCATCTTTGGTGTAATTAACAACCGTAAATAACTCTCGCATATCCTGTTCAATCATGGATTCATATTTATTATTCTCCATGCCATTGCACTGACCTGATGCAATTCGTTCTTTTACAAATTCTAATGATTTACCCATCCTGTTCTCCTGTTTCTACTTGATCTTCATTCAATAAACCAAATTTTCGTAAATAATACTGTTTGGTTTTATCATCGACTCTACAATAAAAATTATGTCTTCCCGACTTCTGTAAAGATAATGTATTGATATTAAGCTCTGCGTTCATAATAATAAGTAATTCATTTAATGTAATATCATAACAATGAAATGTCTCGCCTATCAGAAGCTTATAGTATTTTTTCTCTAATTCTGTTATTTTTTCACCTGCTTTCATGACCAAAGGAAACCAAAATTTCCTTCTACTTTTTTATCATAAATAATTTTTCAACAGCTTTACTTCGACTGTTTTTATCAAGCGTTGTTGTCAATTCTTTACTCCAAATACAATCGAAATCATCAGGTGCATTATATTCACTACAAACAACAATATTGTTTTTACTCATTTTTCTAACCCAATTCCAATACTCTTCATGGTTAAAATCATCTTTATATTTTGTTGTATTTGCATACGGAGGATCGCAGTAGATTACTGCATTTTTGACATCAATTGATTTATAATCGACACAATCATAGAATACATCTTTAATATTCTCTGCTTGTTTCAGAACATTTCGTACAGCTTCATCATAATAATTTCTATCTGTACCAATTTTCGTATGAACTATACCAGCATAGCCACCAAACCATTTTGCATTATAAGTGGCGCAAAACCCACACAATGCAACAATTTGTTTTGGGAACTTCTCTTTGTTATCTTTTACTTCGGTGTAAAAATCTTTAGACATATCAATTACTTCCAACGGATTCCAACCATTCTGAATCTGCTTCCAAAACTCAATAAGATATTCATTATTATCATATCCATATTTCTCATTACACTTGATATGTTCAATCATATTTGAGCCTCCAACAAACGGCTCTATGTATTTTGTTATTTTATTCTCGTCAATATATCTCTGAATAATCGGTGCTACTTGCTTTGATATTCGAGACTTTGAACCCATATATTTCATAAATTACTTGGAGTAAGGAATTCCTTCTTGTGTACACGAACCTCGTCTCCTTTCATTTTCTTATTCTCTTATTTGTGATAGATTACATCAATGTGTTCCATGCACCATTTCCAATATGGAATTACTTTAACACCACCAGCTTCGTTCCAATCTTTCTTTAACTGCGTTTGTGTATCTTTATCTAAGCAAGAAACTAAATACAAAGAACACTCCATTGGTGCTGTTTTTCTGTATTCTTCACTAAAATCTTCTAAATTTAAATTCGCCATTTCTATCTCCTAAATCACCAAGAAACTTCGGTTTCATCCGTTTTCTACATTTTTTAGCACATGCCATATTTTATTGACAGTATCGTTTTCATCATCATCGACCACCAAAAACCCTTTATTTTCAAGGGTTTCAACGACCTCTTTTGCTTCACATCCGTAATATGCCTTAATTTCAGCGATTTTCTTTAATTTTGCCATTTTTTACCTCTTTTCTAACCCAAGGAAATCTATGTTTCTTGGTAAAAATATTACTATATATAGTGTCTATATTTTCTATAGACACTATATATAGTATCTCATTTACACCCGGTACATAAAACTTGGCATTGGCTGTAATTTAAACAGATTTTTCTCATGCATTGAATCAATCTTAGCTTTTACTTCCTCATTTGGCTCAATTCCATCTCTGATATATGCATCTAATTCAGCATAAGTAAATCCAAGGTTATCCTCATCTGTCTTTCCGCAAAGACCATCGGTAGGTGTTTTATCAACTAATTCAGATGGAAGACATAACTCACGACCAATAGCCTTAACCTCTGTTACTGTAAGCTGAGATAACGGACTGAAATCACCAGCAGCGTCACCATATCTTGTGGCGTAACCCACCCAATCTTCTGAAAGATTACACGTATTTGCAACTCGACCATTTACTGTCTGTGATACTGCATAAAGCGTAGTCATACGAATACGAGCAGGGAGATTTGTAGAAGTCTGTTTTGACCAACGATCTCCCAACTGTGGTTTAATCTCATGCTTTAAAGTACGAACTGTATTGCCTATATTTACAACACAACTGTTGATTCCAAGATGGTCTACAAGCATTCGAGAATAATCAATATCTGGCTGTTCTCCCTGTGGCATTAATACACCAAAAACTCTATCCTTACCAAGAGCTTCTACACATAATGCTGTCACAACGCTTGAATCCTTACCACCTGAGATGCCCACAACTGCCATACAGTCTTTACCATTCTTCTCAAAGAAATCCTTAATCCACTGAACACAATCATTAGTTGCTTTCTTTACATCAAAATTACTCATGTCTAATCTCCTCTCTAACTCTCATAAGAATTTTTCCTAAATTATTTTCTCCAACACCATTCACTGTGCCCCAAATTTTATCACCCCAAGTATTACCTTCTTCGAGATGCTGATTATCAGTCTCAAGTAACTTTGTTTTGAGGTCTAAATTTTGAGTAAATTTGGCTTTTACAATTTCGTACATAACGTTGTACTTCGCCTCTTCCCAATCAGATCGAAGCTGAACTCTTCTGCCAAGTTTCTTTGCAGATGATGGATCTAAATTCGTGAAACATTCTCTATCTGAAAAAGTTTTTGCTGATTGAAAAGCGGCTTCATTATTCAAATATGTAAGTCCTTCATATGTAACAGGAGAAGAATAAAAGTTGCTCAAAAAATAATATTTACCTCTAAATTCATTTATCATCCTTTGTCAAGCCTCCATAATTCAACATTACAATCATAAAAAATATTCTCTATCATTTGATGTACTTCCTCCCAATTTGCACCGCCACGAACACATCCAATTTTATATGGCATTGCAATACTCATATTTTCCAAAACTGCATATGATCTCAAATTTTCAAAACATTTTCTTAAAGCATCAATATCTGTATACTGTTTTCCGTCATAGCCATATGATTTTTGTGCAAATAAATTTGCATATATTCTTGCATCAATATTAGACTGAAAATATCTAACAGAACCCAATAATTGTTCAGGTGTATTAATCGAACAAAAACTATGATAATCTTTATATACTTGCACATCATAATCACGGATTGCTTTTGCAACACCAGAATTAAAAGCACCTTTGCAATTAACCTGGTGTGCAATAATATCAGTGTTTGAAGTGAGCAAGTCTCCATCAATAATTTTAATCATTACTTACCTCCGTACATTCTGTTTCTGATATCCGCAAATGTGTCTTCTCTTACTAATTCTCCATCTTTAAATACGGTAGTAAGTAAACTGTTATCACTCATTTCAAGTAACTGATCTTGACACTTTAATTCACCGTTATCATCGTATACTCTACAACATCCTTTATGAGATTTCTTTAAGTGGCTCGTATCTGTCTTAGGATCTTTGAAAATCATTAACTTTTTGCCATCAATTACTCCATATGTAGCCTTCATTGCAATGCCAAAAGTATCTCTTGTAACAACAATCATCTTGCCGTTTTCAACGATTGCAGTGAAACAAAAAGCTCCTACACCATAAGCAATATTATTAGCTGCGAAACCACGCTTTTCTAATTCTTTCCAAATAGTTTCTACATTAGAAAGTGTGCAGCCATCACCATAAATAATACCGATATGCGGATCTAATACCTTATAACCTTTACTATTTACAGAACCACCAAAAATCTCCCATAACCTTTCAACTGTCTTAACTGAAATCTCTACAATATCACCACTATCAGGACGAACCAAGAGCTTTCCATTATGATTCATAATCTCTTCTTTACACTGTGGAAGAATATTATTTACCATATTCCAATAATCATAAGTATCTGAAACCATACTAAATGATGTATTTGGATATAACTCTGTTAAAAGTCTCTTAACGAACGTAATCTCATCTCCATCAATTGAGAAATTAGCCCCCATTACAGAATGCTCAGTTGAGACAGCACCGATTCCAATACCATTATTCTTACAATCGGCATTGTAATATCTATCAATATAATTAATTGCTGGAATTGTAGATGTCTTATTAAATGAAAGCAACCATGATGCTGAACATCTTGTAGCTTCATCCATACAAGACATTCCTCTCATGCCAAAATCTGCACAAGCCATATTTCCAGGCAACCCGTCTGTTGTCTTGTTATACCAATAATCTGCAATCTCACGATACATATGACCGATAGTTGCATGACAACAAGGCTTCCATAATTCTACCTGAAGAATACATTCGATCCACTGAACAAGCCAAGCAAATTTATCATCCGTATTTGTAATCTCAATACAAGGAACACCCATAGGAACAAGTGTACCTTCTGGTAATGCTCTAATCTCAAGTGGTAAATATCTTAATCTGTGAAGCTCTACAATTTTATCTAAATCATAGTTGTCTCTACCAATCTGTACGTCCATCGAATCTGTATAAAGAGTTAGCATCTCATCTTCCGATAAATCGAAGAAATTTTTCTGAAAATATCCCATTAAATATTCTTTGATAAATGCCTGTAATCCAAAGAAAACCATTTCATTCTGATTCTCTAACATTGATTTTCTAGGCACCCAATACGACACCAATTTAGTCAAACCATTTGGGTACATGCGATCATGACACTGTTTATAAGTATCTGATAATAATAAAGCCATTGTGTTATCCATAATTTTAAACCTCCATAACTGTAATTTTTTCATGACTACCATTAAATAAACTGTTTGTCGTAAATAATCTGTTCACTGTATTATTCTCCAAAGACTTGATCAACGTTCCTTTTTCTTTATCAAGAATTGAATTCTCTGTATGTGTTGCATACGCATAAATCTCAGTTACACCATGTTTCTTTAATTCTTCTGCGCTATAATAAAGTGAACCGCCATATGCGATAATATCATCAATCATTAACACAGCTTTATCCTTCAAATCAATACCATTTGTTCTAATGTCTAATCCAAGGATTTTACCAGTCTTCCAATCTCTCTTCTTTTCACCATAACAATACGGTAACTCAGGGAATAAATCTGAATATCTCTTAGCTGCACCTGCATCTGGGAAATAAAGTACAAGATTTCTCATACCAATCTTTGAAATAGCTTTATCAACATACTCTTTTGGATTTTCTTTTACACAATTATTGAGTAATGCAGTAGAAACATCGCTATGAGCATCTAAAACATAAACTGATGAAAATCCTAACCAATTGATAAAATCGCAAAAATACTTCAATGTGAATACTTCATCATCATTTTTTACTCTATCCATTCGTGCATTAGGAATATATGGAAGAGACAAATAATAATCCACATTAGTAAAAAATCTTTCAAGATGTTTCTTTACTAACATCAGATAAAATATCTCATCGTTACTCTCATAAATCCATTCAATCCAAATACAAGGAGAGCCATCATAAGAGTCTTCCTCAATGTTGTTTATATCAATATTTACTCTTGGTGTTCCATCTGGAAACTTGTTGATTGTTACAATTTCGCCATTAATTTTAATCATATTCTACTCTCCAATCACTTCGATCTGACACATCTTCATAGTTGCTAATGCAGCATTGTGAGTATCAGGTGTGACACCTGCACAACAGCTTGCATCTACTGTAATATCTGCATTAGGGAACATTGCCTTTAAGATTAAAGCATTTGACACTACACAAATGTCTGTACAGAGTCCAACAAGTTCTATATCGTCTTCAAAAATTAAATCATTCCAATGCGTCCATCCAAATGTAGGCTTATCAACATAATAACAATTCTCTACTTCTAATCCGTCTGCAATTTTCCAACCATGAGTACCATAGATACAATGTTCTACTGGAAGTTTCTTTCCTTCTGGTGTATTGAGATAATTTGTATCATGTGTATCTCTAGTGAAGATGATTTTATCTCCACGATCCTTATACTCCTTAATTTTCTTTGCTACATTCAATACAATTGCCTGTGCTTCCTTTGTCCCAAGTGAACCATCAATAAAATCATTCTGCATATCAATTACAATTAGTGTTTTACTCATTTTGTTACCTCTTTTCTTTATTTTTATATGTATTTATTCTCTGAAAACTCAGAAGAAATTCCGCTTTCTTTCTGTCTTGGTTTTTATACAATATATAGTATTTCTTGCAATTCCTTGATACTATATATTGTATATTATTTTAGTTTTCTACTGTCATAGATGTTTCCCATACCATAACCATGAGTGCAAGCCATTAATGTGAAACAAATACCCTCTATTCCAATAACTCTACCGCCAATAAGACTATTCTCACTTACAGTTCCAACTCTTTGTACATCGTTTTCATAAGTTACATTTTGAATAGAGGGTAAATTAAAATTTTTTGCCACCGTATACAAGTAACTGAACCCACCAGCATTACCTACAGGCTGTGCCAATAAACACATTGCTACATGATCTGAATCATATACTCTATTACCCTGACGAAATTGCTTTCCAAAATTTATTTCACCGACACCACCAACTAACTGTGGTTTATCACCACAAGCAGAACTTAATCCACTTGTGGCTGATGAAAATTTACCATCTTCTCATCTGTACAAATATATGTATTGTCATACTGAGCCTTATATAAATGCTCAATCAACAAAGAGATGCAAGTTGTCACTATACTGTTACCGCTTTGTTTATATCCCTGAGTATCAGACATTCCAACTGCTTTACAGTTCTCATAATCAATATCATCGAATCCCATGAGCCTGTGGCACTCTTTTGGCGTGAGCTTCCTCACAACTCTTAAATTGTCTCTTTCAACTTTTGGTTCTGTATTACCGCCACCACAAGTATGCATAGCTGGTGCAATTCCATCTTCGCTATATACTCTGCGAGACTGTTCATGCATTCTCTGAAACTTTTCGCTGCATAAATCAGCAATATGTATTGGTTCGTTTGAGTCGGCAAGAATCTGTTTTGGCTGTTTATAATCGGTTGCCACTAAAGTACCCATTACTGAATCCTGCTGATAAACTAAATCTCTGTTACCTAATCTGGTACAATTTTGTCCAATTGTTGTTCCTACTACATTCTTTTCAAATTTTGGATCTGTTATCTGAAGTCTTTTCTGTACTTCATCAGATAAGAAATATTTCTCCAGAACACTGCTATCTGTTTCTAATAAATCCTTTAATCTGATTCCTGTATCAAAAGGCTGTGGAAATTCAAAAGACTTGGTATCAATATCCTTACGAATAGAGATACAGAAGATTCTATTTCGATTCTGTGGAATACCTGTATTCTTTGCATTGATTGTCTGATAATATGAGTTATATCCCAAGTTATCAAGCCGAATCAGCCAATCCTTAAAACTGTCAATATACTTCTTTGATACAAGAGCATCTACATTCTCCATAAGCAAATACTTTGGTAATGTATTATTCTCTTTTGCTTTTACAAGAAGTCTCTCAACTTCATACAATAAACCTGAACGAGTTGATTTAATGTTGTGGTTGCCACAATTAGGGCATGTATAACGAGTATCTACGTCTAATTCAGATGGATCATATTCACAACCACAATCATGACATGTCCACTTTAATCCTTCCTGCTTACCGGCGATTGACAAATCTGTACATGGAGTCGAGTATGTAAGTAAATCACTATATGGCAGTGACTCAATCTGCATCATATCGCCAAGATTATGTGAAATATGGTCTGCTAACCAATATTTCTCAATACCTTTTGCCTTGTTCTTCTTTCGTGAAAGCTTCTCCCAATCATACGGAACATCTTTCTTAAAATCATATCCAAGTCTCTTATCTGTAAGCTGTTTTACCATTTCTTCTTTACTTGGATAATCTTCATAATTTTCAATCATCTCATTAGTTAATCCACAATGAATTGCAGCATAACTAACTACTACTTCTTTGTCTAAATCTGCTGTTGCAATCATATTTGCATTGAAGAGATGAGTATTATCAATTCCCTTCATCTGCGCACCAATACCACTGCAAAGCTCAATTACACTTAACTCACAATAATTATTTTTTTCTTTATTCTCTGTCAAAATCCTTTAATCTACAGAGATTGCGCAATCATTTATCCTAGAATTTACTGTTAATTCCTTTCTTCTTAATTATTTTATTGTAAAATCCTATGGAATTTGCACGTCTGCAAAAACCATAAGAAAAAAATATTTCTTGTTACTTTTTTGGAAAATTTGGCTGATCAGCCACGAATAGAATTACTTCTATATTAGATTATTCTCTATTTGAAACTTCTTTAATTCATCTTGAATCATCTTCTGCACATATTCTTTATCAAAAGATATATTTTCAACTGGAATAACATTTGTATTTAGATTAACATCGCCAACAATAGCTTTGTCAAATGCTTCTAAAAACATTTCTGCGATTTCCTTTTCATAATTGCCACACAGACCGCTATTGTCCATATCTGCAATTACTCTTGAAAAGAAATCCTTGAACTTATCAGCACTAAAATCTCGTTCATATCCTCTTGGAATATCAATTGTTATTTTCACTCTCTCACCTCACTTACAATATCCTAGCAATTTGTTCATACAAACAAATATCTTTGTTGTTGATTGCTTTATTCACATGCATATGACCAAACAAATGCTTTTTATATTCAGTTACAGCTTTCACTTCTTCCAAATAATTAGTCAACACATCTGGTTTATACAACCCTTTACCACCCATAAGATATAGCTCTGATGTAGAAGGACTATGTGTGATAATATAATCAACCATATTGTTATTCTCTTTTAGAACATCTAGTCCATGTTGCATTTCACCATCTGTTGGTAATTCCTCTTCCCACCAAGATAGATCTTTGATACGATACATATATTTTCCTTGCTTATCGAGTTTCTTAGCTTCTTCTCTCCAATCTTCATCATTATAATCAAGAATGCCATCTTGAATATCATGGCTTGATGCACCACCAAATGTAAAGAATTTCTTATCTTCTATAGTGAAAACCTCACCTCGCATTAGATGAAGTACATTTGATCTGATTTCATGAACCTTACCACCATGCCATTCTTTAATTGGATAAGTTGTAAGTCTTTTATGATTTTCGTGATTACCGTCAACAAACACTATTGTAAATGATTTCTGATTTAACCAATCCAACCAATATTTTTCCTGTTTACTTTCTTCATTTCTGTTCCATACAAGACCAAAATCACCAAGAATAATTACAATATTTTCATCTTTATTACCAAAAAATCTTTTCTGTTCATAGAAACTATCTTTACTTAATCGTGTAGGATTTCCATGTATATCACCTGTTACATATACTGCCATAATTCACCTCACATCCACTTTTCAATCTCATTAAATACATTTGTTGTTTCTACATATTTAAGTAACTCGTCTTTTTCATTTGGATACACGCCTTCAATTACCAACTGCAAAAGACAATTCAGTGTATTCCCTATTTCTTTTCCTGGCTTATATCCAATCTCAATCAAATCCTTACCATTAACAGCTAAATCTTTTAATGAGAAACATTCGTCTTTCTGCAAAACTTTCTCTAAGATATATTCGATATTGTCAATTTTCTGAAGTCTGCTCTCTTGTTCTATATAAGCCTGCGCTTTAATATCTGCTCTACGAACATTCAACAATCTTCTAAATTGCTCTTCTCCAATCTTGTTAAGCCATCTCTTGATATATTTCTTTCCCACCTCAAAAGTAGCATCATGATAATAGACCAATTCAACAACTTTCTCTCTTGTGTCATTATCAAATCTTAATCGTTTCATTATTTTATCAGTCATATCAGCACTGACTCTTCCATGACCTTTGAAATGTCTAATGCCGTCCTCACCGTCTTGATAACAATGTGGCTTTCCAATATCATGAAAAAATACAGCCAATGACGTAATCAAATCTCTTGGATTCAAGTCGGGTTCACAATCACATTCATAAGCTTGTACTGCATGTACTGTATGATTCCATACATCATAGATGTGATATGGATTATTCTGTTGAAAGCCAAACATATCTTTTATTTCAGGAATAAATAATGAGAATACTTCACGGAATAATCCTATCTGTATATAAAACTCGCTTGATAATGCAATCTTACAGAACTCACTGTTGATTCTCTCAATAGATATATTCTCTAAATTCTTATACATTTTATGAATATTCAAACTTACGTCAGAATCAACCACAAATCCCAGTTGTGAAGCAAACCGAATAGCACGTAAAATTCTTAAAGCATCTTCTGAAAATCTATCCTCTGCTCTACCAACACATCTAATTTTATAATGCTCAATATCTTCCATGCCATTAAACGGATCTATAAGACCAACTTCATCATTGTATGCCATTGCATTGATTGTAAAATCTCTACGCTTTAAATCTTCTTTAAGATTTCGTGTAAATGTTACGCTATCAGGTCTACGACTATCTGAGTAATTACCGTCAATTCTGTAAGTGGTACATTCATATCCCTCACCATCAATTACAATGGTAATAGTTCCATGTTGTAAACCAGTTTCAATAATTCTCTTGTCCTTGAATACTTTCATCATTTCATCTGGCGTGGCAGAAGTTGTAATATCATAGTCATGAATTGGTCTTTCAAGAATACTATCTCTTACTGCACCGCCACATAAAAATGCCTCATATCCATTACTCTGTAAAGTATGAATAATTTCATTTGCACCAGATGGAATTTCAATTTTCAATTTCTTCATTCAAATTTACCTCAATTTTCGGTTCATCAATAAACTTTGCCAATAGTCCTTCATGGTAGAATACCTTGTCACTTTCAGTAATTTCTTCTCCCAAGAAATATCTAAGTACAAACGGCATCATATAATTATCTAAACACTTAAACTCAATATCATATTCTCCATTCTCTTTATAGATTTTCTTACAGTACCCGTCAGTACCATTGATTTTGTGGAGCGAAAATAATTCAACTCTGAATGGAATATTAGATTTTGTACTTAATCTTTCTTCAACACAATTTCTCACAAGACTTAACATGTGCAAATTACTTGCCGTTGTCATATCATAAACAATCTCATCATTTGAAAAGAATACAATTCTCTCTTCATCAATGATGTCATATAATAACGATAATGTCTGATCCATAAGGTACTTTTCATATGTGATGTGTCTTTTGGGATTGCAATTACCCAAAATTACCTGGCGAATATATTTACTATTTGCAATATGTTCGTTATCCGTGAATTGAGAAATAAAATCTTCCCATGTATCAGTTCCACGAAACATATCCCTATTGTATTCATGTAAAGATGAAAAATTAGCCTTTCTCATATCAATACTGATAAAAACTCTTCCAGTATTAGTTGGCTTAAATATATCTTTATTAGATAAATTTTTATGAGTCACAGTGAATTTGTTCATATCTTCCGCATTAAATCTCTGATATGCTTCTGACTCTTTGATGCTTGTAATAGCTGCGTCTTTTACATGATTATATTCTTCAAAATAGTCTTGCTCACAATTATACTCTTGTAATTCACTTGCAAATCTAATCCACTTGTCAACAGTCCCATAGAACTCATCAAAAAGCTTAATCCTATCTAAAAAATATGGCTCTTGGAATAATCTAATTGGTATATTGCAATCCTTACAGAATCTTTCTTTTGCTCTATTTGATATTTCCATCAGATATCTCCTTTCACAATTCGCTCATTTACATACATCTTAAAATCATTGATTTTCTTATAATCTGGTTTATCAGGTAAAGATGTATTTGCTTTTGCATATTCAAAACGTTTTTCATATTCATTCAACAAATCATAGAATTCAGAAATAGGCTGTCTATTCTCGTCTAAATATTCTCCGTTTCTAATACTCATAAGCAATTCGTGTTCATCTGATCTATAAGTGATAATCTCTTCCTTTTCCAAAATATCAATACACATCATATATAATCGAATCAAATGAGCCATATGTTTTCCTAATTTATCATGAGCTACAGCCTTTTCATTTCTTTTACCAAATTTGCTATAACTACTAACAATGGACTTCATTTCGTTCCACATGCCAGCCCAATCTCTTAACGGATAATGCTGCAAGCTTACATCCATAAAAATCTCACTATCATATCCTTCTTGAACAGCCTTATCAATATATAGTTTTACATCACTATTTTCATGAGGATAATATCTGTTTTTAAATTCATATCTTGCATTGTTGATACTTTTTAAAATGTAGGCTTCATTTTCTGCCTGACCAACCAATCTTGCAGCCTTGTTCTCCATACGTCTTAGCTGAGAACCTGCATAACCTCCAAAGGTATGAATACAAATCTGAGAAAGAAACATTTTTCTATTATCCAATAATTCTTTACCAATGTCAGACAAATGTAAATAATGTTCTGGTAGACAGCCAAGTTGTTCAATTGTATTCGGATTGCTTGATACTAAAAGCTGTATCATTTTATTAAACGAATACATAGTTGTATCCGTATCAACATCTACGACCTGTTCAAAGTCTGTCCCAAGTAAAATATCTGATTTACTGTTGAGTGCAATACCTCTCACATCTAAATCAGATCCTTCTTTATCCATTCCATATGCATGACTTCCACCAAGAGTTAAGATAATGATATTGTCACCCAAATTCTTATCTGTTCTCAGGAAGTCATACTCTTTTGATTTTAATTTGTCCTTAATCTGTTCAATTGTCATTGTCTTAACCTCCAAATTTTCCAAAGAAATGTGCGTTTCATTTTAATGTAAAATATATACCATATATAGTATATATTACTTATTTTCAATACTATATATGGTATATTCGTAACAATTACTCACTTAATTCTGCAAGTGCCTTATCCAGATCCTCATCAGACATATTTTCAAGTGCCGCATCCTGTCTCTTAGCCTTGATTTCAAGCAATCTCTGTCTCATCTCAGCATTTTTCTTAGCGTCTTCTCTCTTCTTTTTCTCATCCAGCTTCACGTCAACAATATACTTAACAATTTCAATCTTGTTAGAAATTTCCTCGTCTTCCTTTGACTTAGTATTCAGAAGACTCTCTTCCTCAGACTTCTTTACTTCCGCATTGAGTGTCTTAAACACTGAGTCCAGATTTGTGAGAGATAAATCCCACAAATCAATTACATTAATCATTCCTCTAAATGGAAACTGATAGTTTGCTCTTGTTGCATTGATAAATAATTCGTTGTTTGTCATAATAATCTCCTTTTCTAATTAAAACTTAATCTTCATTACACGCTCTGTTGCACCCTTAACCTTAACAACTAAATCTGCTCTCTTTGTCATAGAGAATCCAATTCCTGAAAGCTGATCATCAGTATCTTCTACATGGCACTTAGCACCTAAAGCCTCAAATACTCTCTTATGCTTTTCAAGATCACTCTTTAAGAACTCATTGTAGTATCCATTAGGACTTTCATTATTCACACAATCCTTCAAGAAGAAGAATAAATGTCTATGACCAATTCCATCCTGCTCATCAAAATAGTTTGGACTGTAACTAATTACTGATACAGGAACAAACTTATTTGTATTTACACCCCAAATCTCACGACTTGAGATAGATGAACTTCCAGACAGCTTTTCCTTAATTGAGAAGTTGCCATTCTCGTCAAGTGTAACTTCTGCCACCTGAACATTCTCGCCAGTTCTCATAGGATTACTATAATCAAATGAATAAATCTCTCCATTGAACTCAACTTCTGCTCTGAATCCATGCCTTACTGCACCTGAATACTGATGTACAAAGAATCTATATATTCCTGGTCTCATTCTTGATAAATTCTGCCATGTAATATTCTCTACTGCAACTTTTCCACGTGGATCAATAACATCGACATCTAACTGACCGCCCATAAAAGTAATTCTTGGTGCTTTGTAACTACCATAATAGATTTCTGTTCCATCTGGCTCAACACAATGGGCATCAAGGTCATAATTGTCATGTCCATCTTCGTTCCACTGAATTGAAAATCTGAGTACACCATCAACATTACCGCCAGCAGCTTTTACATTCTGCTTCATATCAGAGTCAGTAATATTTCCTGAATAAGCCCAAGATAATCCATTATTCCACTTGAACATTGTCTTAGCGTCTGGATTAACAGGTGCAATCATAGAAACAAAGTTCTTCTCATGTTTATTCTCTACAAAAGCTTCAATCTCCTTTGCAGTTGGAAGTACCTTATCAATGAAATTCTGTGCTGAAATCTCTTCAACCTTAGAAAACTTCTTAGGACTTACAGCAACATCCTTTTCCATCTGTCCAAAAATATCATCTGCACCAACCATTCTTCTTGCAGCACTCTTATTTGAGAACAGTACATTATTTACAGTAATATCATTCAGATTAGCAAATCTTCTCTGTAATGAATCCATATATCCAAGTTCTGTAATAGTCTTCTTTGCATCCTCAAGCATCTTCTTTGTAAAAATAGCCTTTGGACGCTTATAATTGCTTGGAGCGACAATCTGCTCATACTTCTTAACTGCTGTGTCAAGATCCATATCCTCACTTACATTGATAAGAAGTGTTCCAATGGAATGATTTCTAATTCTACCGATAGCCATACCTGCTGTTACCGACTTCTCCCAAGTATATAAATCCTTTTCAGTATCAGAAGTCAGTTTATCATATTCTTTCTTATACTTCTTGAACTCTGTGAGTACGCCTTTCCACTCTTCGCCCTTGTAAAGTGTATTTGAATTGATAAGTTCAAGAATTGTATCGAGTGCATCCATAGTAATTTCATCAAGAGAACGCTTAAATACATTTCTTGTATCTCTGAACTGTCCTTTAACTTCCTCATTAGAACGACTACTTCTATTTACGAACTTACTTGGAAGCTCTAAGAAGAAATGATCCCACTGATGAGACTTTCCATTGATTTCCTCAAAGTTAAAATCTGTACCAATCTTAGGGAACTTAGTTGTATAAATATCTGTAACTGTATGAGCTTTTACAAAAGCATCAAGTGCATCACATACTGGCTGATATGTTGTATCACCAAGATGTAGTTCCCAAATCGTATGAATCTGGTTATCCTTGATAGTGACAGCAGAACCAATATTCTTAATAAACTGTCTACAACAACTGCAATCATGCTCTCTACGCTCTCTGAAAATCTCATTTGTACCAGCAGGAAAGCTATCAAGATATGTATTCCATAATTCATCCTTATCTACATTTACCTCAAATAAATGTGTTGCCTTTTTCTGCATCTCATTGAAGTGCTTCTGTAAAGCCTTTTTAAACATCATAAATCCATCCATGTTTTGTACCTCTTCTTTCTTATATTTATTTTTGTTAATTGCCTCTACTATTACATTCTCCGTTTATATCAAACCAGTTGCCTTATCTGGATTCTCATTAGCCCATTTTATCCATCTTTCAGCATAAGGTTCAGTCTTATCATTTAACCCAAATACTTCTCTTACAATGATATATCCTTTGCCAATCGACTCTTCCATATCTTTTGTATTGTTATCTACATCATCTGCATCTAATGGATAAAACACTGTCTTTGTAAAATATCTTCTGCCATATTTCTTTGTTGTCGTGATTTTATTTATCTTATCTTTATACAACTTCCATACACCAGATGAATCTTTGTTAATCTGCCCTACATAATCTCCTACGTTTAACATATTGTCTCCTTTCTTAATTTCGCATGAATCGAAGTTTTCTTGTTAAAATAATTCTTCTTTTGAGAATCCAACTAATGATACAATTTTATCAATAATATCTTCATCACTTGCATTTGTGTCTAATTCAAATAAATCGAGTGTAGCACTGTCATCTTTCATATCCTTATATAATTTATTTGCTTCAATTCTTGCATCTTGAAGAGAATATTTTCCCTCATTAAATTCCAGTTCTCCATTATTCATTTCTAAAATATCATTGCAAAACAATCTCCAATGTTCTACAGAAGGATTGTATGCAACACATTTATCATTTTCTCGATTTCTAATTCTAAAACATAAATCGTATCCATCTTCTTTTGCAATATCTTTCATCCATAAATCTATCTGTTCAGGGCTGAATTCAGAGGATAATTGAACGCAAAAATTATATTTCATAAGTATATCAATTAAATCGCTTAATTCTTTTTCGTTTCTAATATGTACAACAAAATCCAAACCGATATTGTTTTTATTCTCTAAAATTTTATTAATAGCTGCTTTCATATAAATCTCCTTTCCAATTTACCAAATTCCATTTACCGTCTTATCAATAACTTCTCTCATCGCTCCACCTGTCATTTTATTCATCGTCTCTGCAACAAGACCTTTAAATTCTGCTCTTATTCGTCTATTATGATGAGTACATGGTTTTGAACAATAATTGTTCCTTCTACATTTTTCACAGTCACCATTTAATTTCCACTGTTCATTTTCCTGAATCTGTTCCATAACTTAATCTCCTCTTCTATCTAAAATCTTCTGAATAGTTTTCTTATCTTTATCAGACAAACTATCCCAGTCCAACTTAAAACTTCCACAATTTTTGTGGCGATTCCAACCATCATCACAATCATAAGAATAACGGTACGCACAATAATCACATGCCATTTGTTTTTACCTCTCTTCCAAAGAAATCGAACTTTACTGTTATTTATCTACAACAACTATCTCTTTGCCACAATAAGGACAATATTTTAAATTTGCCATATTTTCAGGTATCCTCCAATATGGATCATCAGCATCGTCATGTTCTTTCGGGCAAATCGTTCTATAATCGTATTTTATCCATTTACAAGTTTGTATTTCCTCGTATCTTCGGAGTACAACATTTCCTCCATCAATAAATATTTCCATTGGCTCACCAGTTGCATCCGTTTTCCCAAACACCTGCCTTCTAATTTCCTTTGGAATTACTATTCTACCTAAATCATCAACTCTACGAATTATTCCTGTTATCTTCATCTTTTCACCTCACAATCCAAAGAAAGAGAATTTTATTACAAAAACAATTTTTCAAATTCGCAAGGGTCTTCATCAATTCACTATTATTTTCTAATCTCTCTTATCGTCTTTCCGTATTCATCGAACCTTGTGAAATATATTGGACAGTTATACTCTTGATGAAAGAACCCGTCATATCCAAAAGCTATAATTTTATCTCTTACCCATTCATTGCCTGTAATCTCTGGTGCGTGCCATTCAATAGTTTTACCAAGTACGCACCAATCAGGTACTTCAATTATCATATTCTATCCCCTAACTCTCTTCTTCATCTGGCTTTGGATTAATTGTGATCTCAAGAACATCCGATACCTCACTCATAGTTCTTAGATGACTGTCAAAAGTATTCTTCCATTACGGAAGACTCTCATACATCTATTTATAAATATCCAATTGTTATCATTTCATCTATGGCTTGCATTATATGTTGCTTCTTTTTAGCAGAAACATTCTCACTATCAATAAATGCTTCTAACCTGGTAACAAGCTCCTTCTTACTTTCTTTTCTGCAAGATTCATTATATTTAGCCCCAAGTTCTTTCATAATCTCATCTCTTTTCATAAGCCCTCCTTTATTGTCCAGAATATTTTGTTATTCACGCTGCTACATTATTAGTAAACTGCTTCAGACTGTTAAGCATATATGTATAATTCTCTTTTGTATCTGACGGATATGTATTGTTCTGATTTGAAAAAGAAACAATCCACTTGTCCAAATCAATCTCATTCTTTATTGCATAAGCAATAACAGCAACTAATGCCACATCGTTGTGATAATCGAGCAGTTTCGAGTTTTTGTCAAACCCTTTTAACTTATTCTTGCAATAATCAATCGTTTCATAGCAAACATCCACATCTTCCTCTATTGCTTCTGGATTGACGTTCCTCTTGATAAAATCGAGAGCTGATATGTCGCTCATTCCATCTTCGTCTGGGCATTCTTCATCAGAGGAAATCGCAGTTTCAGGTGTTGTATTGTCACCTAAAGTTTCTATTTTACAGAGGTTTGTGAAATCGACACCAAGGAACTCTCCCATAACAGTCTCTAAAATATGTAATTTGTCTTCAATCATGCTTTTGTCCTTGGTGGAATTGCATGTGTCAATCTCCGCAAATGATAAGCTATTGGTTTCCTCCGCGCCCTTTGGCTTTCTAGCATGATCAAGCGTAACTTTTACGTTCTTCAACTTTTCAAAGTTATTTAAGAACTCCCCGAATTTTTCATCCGGAAGTCCTGTCTTAACAAACTTATCAAAGAGCATAAACCATACAAGTGCATTTTTCTCACTGAATAATTTACCAGTTGTCAGTGTTACAATATTGTACAATCTATCAAGGTACTCGTTGAGATTGTTGAACATCTCCTTACTTGCGTTCTCATTCAAGAACTTCCCAAGTTTTGTCGCATCTTTCGTCCACCGATCAAAGAAATTAAGTCCCATAATTGTCTCATTCACAATTTTATCAATAGTTCCATTTCTATCTTTAATATCAGAAAAACTCGCACAATCGCTAAAGAATGCATGTCCAGATAATTTTTTGACATCTTTTGCAACTTTACACATATATGTAATCGTTTTCTGAGCAACGTTCATTTTTACACCACTGTTATATCTAACAATATGTCGCCCTACTTCTTCGTCACTGCAATGAAGATGCTCCACTACCCATACCGGACAGTTATTAAAATCTTCCTTTAACCTTTCTGGTAACTGAGCATAGCTTTTACCCTTTAAGTCAAAAGTAACATTTTCATATACCGTGTTTCCATTTGCATCTTTGACAATTTTCCCATTTTCGTCTTTTTTTACTTCCTGGTATTCGATTACCGAAGGATTGATTTTTTTGCCAAGAGCAAATTTACCCGCTTTGTAATTTTCAATTGTAGTACATCTCTGTAGTCCATCAATCAGCCATAGAATAACGTCGTCTCCAATATACTGTTCGCATATCTTAATAGGGTCAAAATCCTCATTCTGAAGAATGGTCACTATAAAATTATCCCTAACCTCATCTCCCCATTGGTCAGATTTTCTCTGTTGCGGATGATCATTTCTTAAATCTCCTCTTGAAATCATCTCACACAGTTTGCTTACCATACAAGTTTCTCTTTTAATTTTGTTTCTCGATGACATTTTCATACTTACCTTCCTCCCATTAGTGACCTTAACGGTTTTATTTTTTCATCAGCAGTAATCCTTTTAAGAAGATTATTGTAATGAGAATGTTCAATATGTAAAATCTCGCAAATTTCATCTTTTGTATAATTGTTTGCAAGCATCATAATTATTTCGTGTTGCAAAGGAGATAATTTTTCTAAATAATCTTTAACTTCCTGATGCCATTCGTCTTCTGTTTCCTTCGTAAAGATATTCTCTATGCGAAAATCCGAAGCAACAGTATCTCTAATTTCTCTTCCCTCCTCAGTTGTTGCATCAAGTGTCAATGGTTTTATAATTACTTTCCGTTTTTTCTTCTCACCATTTTCTTCATAGTATTCATAAATAATATTGCCGTTTCTGTCCCTAGCATAGTTAATACGCATATCTCTCATCCTGTCTCTTGTCCAATCCAGATAAGAACGTTTGATATTTGTTGTTAAAAAAGCACCAAAATTATCATTCCTCGAACAATCATAATTTTGTACCGTTTCTAATAACACTTTCATCGCATCACTTAATAGATCATCAATTTCCATATCAGCAACGCCTTTCATAGATATTAGGGGAAGGCAAATCTTCTTTAATTCCTTTAAATCATTGCAGCAATACCTATTGACTATTGCCATCTGTTCTTCTGATAAGCTAATTTTTTCAGTCATAATTTGTGTGTCTCCTCCACTATCTTGGCATTTAATATATCTTTGAAGTCTAATTCGTCATCCTTGATTCTGTTGTGTTTCGTTTCACTATAACATTTAGGACAGCGGCAAAACCGTTCATGCTTGTCCTTTGAAAATGATATAACGCCTATCATCGGCATATTACAATCTTTACAGATCACCATATGTATTTCCTCCCATTAAAAATCAAACAGCTCATTTAATACTCTCGGTTCATATGTACGCTTGTCCATATAAGCCACGGTATTCTGGATCTCATCTGTCACCGTTTCGGAAATCTTTTTGCTTAAGATAATGTCCAAAACCTGTAATTCATTTTTAATGCTTCTTCTCTTTATTCTCCTCCTAATATATAAGTGTAGGGTTTAGATACCCCAACAGCCAGTTGGGTTCTATCCCTCTTATTGCTAAAGCTG